TTTCACAAATTTGTTAGTATTTATAACGTTTGCACGATGGAAAACATAATCATTAAACGATCGTTTTTTGATAGCGGGAGAATCTTACACGAGGTTGGGGCATTTTTATTCGCAATAGGCAATAAATCAGAGAGAAAATAAGATTAAGGGGGATCAAAAAATATCAATTAAAATGAATATCATTTAATGATCGTTTTTTGATATTTTTCACATCGTGTATTCCTTGTACGAAACTATCATCGCAATGTTACGTGTTAAGTCCCGAAAAACGCCTAAATTAACAAAATATAAAAGGATATATTATTGTCAATACAAAAATAGTGTCTAATAGACATTATTTTGTCGTTAAATTCGTATATTTGTAGTGCGGGTTAGAGAAGTTAGTTATCTCGCCTCTTTGACTTGGAGGAGAACGCCGGGGCGGGTCCGGCGCCTGCTACAATTTTAGAATTATGAAATTGACACTGAAACGAGAGGCTTTTTGTAATTATTATATAGAAACCGGTAATGCGTCAGAAGCGTACCGGAGGGCTTTTTGTTGCCAAAAAATGTCTGAAAAGACCGTTTGGGAAAAAGCATCAGTGCTACTAACAAAGGACAAGGTTAGGGCAAGGGTTGAAGAGTTGCAAAACGAACAAAAAAACAAATCAGATATTACAAAAGAAAAGATTCTTAGCGAACTATCAAATATCGCTTTTTCATCAATATCCGAGATGCACAACACGTGGATAGAGCGGAAGGATTTCGACAAACTAAGTGCTGAACAAAAGTCCACTATCAAAAGTATATCAACAAAAGTGTTGAAAAAAAATATCGGCACAAATGATGATCCGGAAATCGTGGATGTCGAATACGTGAAAATTGAGCTACACGACAAGCTAAAAGCTATTGAACGCATTTGTAAAATGCTCGGTTACGATGCCCCAGTTAAACAAGAAATAACCGGGAAAGACGGGAAAGACTTAATCCCTAAAATTGAAGTGGAAATTATTGACAAAAGAGAAGACGTTAGCGATGAAGATTCAAACGACTAAAATATTTTCCAAAATTGATAACGCTATCAAAAAAGGATACACCATAATATCCGAACAGGGGTCATCTCGGTCTTCCAAAACTTATAATACCCTGATTTGGCTTATCACTTATTTACTACAGCACCCCGGAACACGGTTATCAATCGTTCGTAAAACACTCCCAGCTCTAAAAGCTACCGTTTTTATCGATTTCAAGGAGATCCTCTTCAAAATGGGAATATTTGATGACAAGTGCTTAAATAAAACAGATTTCATTTACACGTTCTCAAACGGCTCTTGGGTTGATTTTTTCTCGACAGATGACGAGCAAAAGATAAGAGGTAGGAAAAGGGACATATTGTTTTGTAACGAGGCGAATGAATTACTATTTATAGAATGGCAACAATTAAAAATGAGGACCACACGGTTTGCTATACTTGACTATAATCCCTCGTTCTCCGATGATCATTGGTTATGCACGTTGAATAAAGATTCAAGAACGTTTCACTTTGTCACTACATATAAAGATAACCCGTTTCTTGAACAAACGATCATAGAAGAGATCGAGAGCCTTCAAGAAAAGAATAAATCATTATGGCAGATATATGGTCTAGGTTTACAGGCAGTCGTGGAAGGTCTTATATTCAAAAATATCGAGATTATTGATGAATTCCCCTCGTGGGCAAAGAAACAATCTATCGGCTTAGACTTTGGCTTCACGAATGATCCTACCGCCGGAATCAAATGCGGGATTTTAGATGATAGCTTGTTTCTTGATGAATTATTTTACAGGACTCAAATGTTATCAAGCGATATTATTCGAGAACTTAGAAATCATCATTTAGATGTAATTTCTGATAGTGCAGACCCGAGATTGATCCAAGAAATTTCTAACGGTGGTATAAGTATATACCCTGTTGAAAAGTTCCAAGGTTCTATCATGGCCGGAATAACCAAAATGTTAGAATACAAGATAAAGATAACCAAAAGGTCTACAAACTTGATAAAAGAATTTAGAAATTACACGTTCCAGCAAGATAAAGAAGGAAGATGGCTCAACAAACCTATTGACGCTTATAATCACGGGATAGATGCCTCTCGTTACTTTGTTTTAGGACAATTGTTGGGACGCATCATGATCACAAGACAATACAGCAAAGAAGATTTGGGATTGTAACATTAAATATTAAGAACATGAATTTGGTCGAGTCTATTTTAAATACTTTACGCAACAAGACGTTTAATTCTCTAGGCGTTGAACGTGATCTATTACAATTAATACAAGACAGGGACATAAGTCAAGCAAAAAGTATGTTTCAGAATCGGGATGCAGAAGTCAGTAAGGCTATTTTAGAATACAATCCGACAACGCATGACGTGATGAAACGTCCTGATAAACCAAGAAAAGGTAAAGCCCCGTACAAGGTTGAAAAACTCCCAAGAACACGCCAAAGGTATATCAACGAGGTCGAGTTGTTTTTCTTGCTAGGCAAGCCAATTAAATGGAAAAATAATTCTGATAACACGGAAGAAACGGATGAAGCATTTAAGGCTTTTAATGAATTCTTGAAAGACATCAGGTTTGATACTGCCATGAGACAGGGTAAACGTCTCGCAGGAGCGGAAACCGAAAGTGCTAAAGTGTACCACATATATAATGATAATGGTGTCCCCAAAGTTAAAATACTTGTTATAGCCAAGTCAAAAGGATACACCTTAAGACCATTGTTCGACCAATACGAGAACATGATAGCCTTTGGACATGGTTATTACTTGAATGAAAATGGTAAGACAATAGAACACTTTGATATTGAAACCCCCAGTTGCATGTACAAGTGTAAACGCGGAAGTCTTGGCTGGGACGTTGGCATGATTCCAAATCCTACTGGAAAAATAAATATCATATACAATCGACAGCCCAAAGCGTGGGATGGCACACAACCTAGATGCGACCGAGAAGAATTCCTTGATTCAAGAACAGGTGACACTAATAATTATTTCGCTGATCCCAAGGTTAAAGCGACAGCAGATGTCATCGAATCTCTCGCGGACCCGTCTACAGTAGGGGAGGTGATACAATTACAAGGTAAAGATAGTAGTATTGAATATCTCGCACCTCCATCCTATTCTGATATGAAAGATAGCGAGAAAAAGGATCTGAACAATTCTATCCTTTTCGATTCTTTCACCCCGGATTTTTCATTCGAGAACATGAAAGGGATGGGAACGTTATCAGGAGAGGCTCTAAAACGAGCAATGACATTGGGATATATTAAAAGAGACAACCTTAAAGAAATATATGACATACTCGTTGACAGGGAAAAAAATCTCATCCTGTCAATCATGATGAACGTGACCCATGTGCATCTTAGAGAGGAACTATCCAAGTTAAAAATTGGCCATGAATTTGCAGAGCCGTTTAACGAAGACAAGGAACGTATTTGGGAATCTTTGGGCAAATTATACAAAGATGGAGGAATATCTCTTGAAACGCTAATCAATATGTTAGCTTTAACAGATTCTCCAGAAGAAGAAATTAATAGAATTAGAAAAAAGATAGAAAAAAATGATGTCTAATAGACACTATTTCATTATATTTGTATCATGATTGATGAACGAGAAGATAAAGATAGGCTTAAATGTCCTAAATGCGGGGCCTTCTTAATGGAGGTCAAGCCTCGACTCGTGTCCGGTCAAGAGATAAAATGCAAATGTTGGAAATGTCATAATGATATTAGTATAAAGAAGTAGATTATATTGTGAAATCCACAAGAGGGATAAAACGGAAATACTCCGGGTTATCCCTCTTTTTATTTATTCAAACATGAAAGAAAAAATATTCGAATCACTAAAACGGGAATATTCAAATCTTGGGTTAGCCGACGAAATCTTACAGGGACACGCCGAATCGCTAGCAGCTACCGGGCTTGTAACTGATGAAAACTTGAACGTTGTAGTGTCTTCACAAAAGACATTCCTTTCTTCTCTCCAAAGCGGTATAGACAAACGGGTAACCGACGCTGTCAATAAAGCTAGAGAGAAGAAAGACGACACTGCCAAAGGGGGCGAGCAGGATAAAAACGCAACCGAAATTCAAAAGTTGATTAGTGAGGCAATTGAAGAGAAATTAGCCCCGTTGCAGCAAAAACTAAACGCCTACGAGACTAAAGAACAACAAGCATCAAGGGCAACACTAATCTCGAACAAGGCCAAAGAACTCGGTATTCCTGAATGGAGACAAAAGGAAGGGTTCGCTATCACGGATGACATGGACGAGACTGCGATCAATTCTTACTTGTCCGGGATCAAGCAGAATATCGTGACAAATCAATTAGAGAGAAAAGAAACGGCATTTCCTCTATCCACTCCCGAGGCACAGGGCAAAGAACTTGCCAAGCAGTGGGCCGAATCATTGCCGGATGCAAACTAAATTTTAAGTTATGGCTATAGAATTTGAAAAAGGACAAATTAACGGTAATTTCCCCGTGTTCTGGCGAGGGGAATGCAAAGTATTACCGGGAGATTTTAGGCTGACAGACGAATTGCCAGAAGGAACGATAGTAAAAAAAGGTACTCCGATAAAACTGGACTTTGACAGAATGGAATGCAAGTTGTGCAAGGCCATTAGAATCATTGCCGGAGGTACTACCACGAAACCAAGAATTGCCAAAGGAAGTTTCGTTGTAAAAGGAGAAACTATCGGGGAGCAAACCGTGTCAAGCATTAATAGCACGAACGCTAATTATGACGAATTGACGTTATCCGCAGCAAACGAGGCGGCGGTTGAAGGAGCTATTTTGGCTGTCGGAACAGCCTTGCCGGATGCAGTAGTTGAAACAACTTTCGAGTATACAAAGAAGATGTCATTCCAAACCGTTTCGGCAGGATATGACGTGCTTATCTTGAAAGACGTGGCGTATCCGGTTCCTAGTGATTGGCTTCAAGGTTGGAAATTGAAAAACTGCCCGACTATCGGGTATATTAGACAGTAAAGGAGGTGAATCATGGCTGAATTATTTTATAGTTCTATTTTTGGCGAATTAACGAAACAAGTTCAAATTCGCATTGATGCAGCCTCTGAGTTGCGCAAAAGATTGTTTGACCAGAATATCTACGAGAGATTTCTGGAATGGGACACGCCTACTATCGGGCTGAATTTTGAAGAGTTGATCGGTCAATACAACTTGAGTGTTGCTGCCGCCACTTTAGATTCCAAGGGTAAAGAGCCAATCATGGGAACCGAAGGACTTGAAACAATGAAACAGAAAGTCCTAACCCACCAGATGAGCTATTCTATGCCAATCGAGGAATACCGGAAAGTGCTTCAAATTCTGGATTCTCGTATGCTGTCTGATACCCAAAAAACTCAACAACTCATCAATTTGATGTGGAATAACGTGGGCAAGGTGGTTAATTCTGTTCAATCCAAGTTAGATATTATTTTCCTCGGAGCGTTGTCCAACAAGGGTATATTCACCTTTGACACGACAAATAACCCGGAAGGTGGTGTGCGTGGATCAATAGATCACAAGATGCCTTCTGAAAATATCGCATCCGTGACCAAGGACTGGACTGCCTCGAATAAAGACACCGTGGATTGTTTCGAGGACATTCAAGCCATTCTTGATGCCGCTCAAGATAAAGTAACCTTCGATAAGATACTCTTATCTCAATCCCGATTATCGTATATCCTGCGCAACAGCAAGATGAAACTTGTAGTGTTCGGGCAAGAAAAGTCCTCTACTCCCCTATTGCTGGCTAATCTTAACGAGTTCATGCGTCAAAATGGTTTCCCCGTGTTCGAGGTTATCAAACGTACTACACGAATCCAAGATAACGGCAAATTGACCGAGTATAACCCGTGGAATGACAAGAATATCGTGTTCGTTCCTGCCGGAAGGCTTGGAGTTATCAAGAACGCTTACGCTGATAACGAGTTACGACAAGAACCGGGAGTTACTTACTCTAACTACGGTAGGATTCGTATTTCACAATGGGGTAAGGGTGAAACAGACAACTCTAACGGTGTTGAATTCACGAAGGCTCAATCATTGTCCTTGCCGATTATCACGGAAATCAACGGTATTTACTCGTTAACTGTTGAGAAATGACGATAAATGACTACATAAAACAGAAGTTTCAGTCCTTCGGTAATCTATCGGAGGCTGATCTTCTTGACATTGTAGTAAGTAACGGGCTAAACGGTGAAGATGAAGTGACGGAAGGTAATATCGAGAGCGTTTCAATCGCTATCGCCAAGTTTATACCGTCTCTTCTGGCTCGCCCGAAGTCCATCAACGAAAGCGGGTTCTCTATATCATGGGACATGGATGCATTAAAAGAGTATTACGCCTACCTGTGTAACAAGTACGAGATAGAGGACGAGCTTAACGAAATTTCATCAATTAGTGACGCATCAAATCTTTGGTAATCATGTATTCCGCACCGCATATATTACAAGTAAAAGTCATTGTCTCAATGGATAATGACGAGTTTGGTAGACCCATTCCGGGTACTGGGGGAGAGAGCTGGCAAGATGTGTGCAAATGTCGTTGCGACGATAATACCACGCAGGAGTTCTCTTCTGATAATGGTTCCGTGCGTCGTCCAAACTATCATGTGGTGTGCGAGAAAAATATCTCTATCAAAGCTGGTGATGAAGTGCGTTGCATAAACGGGAATGATATAAGAGGACAAGGAGAGGTTTATATCGTGAAAAACACTAATTACCTCGGGTATTCCGAATTATGGATGTGATATTATGATAGTGACTACCGACATAGGAAATATTCTCTACCGGGATTGCAAGATTTTCGGGATAAAAGAGATTTACCAAAAAGGAAATATTCCTGATGGTGAAATCACTACCGAGCGGATAATTATACGAACAAAAAACCAATCTCCTGATACATATTGGAAGAAAGGCTTTGTTGAGGTAAACTTATGCGTGCCTGATGTTGATATAAGCTCAGCCGATCTCATTCGTTTGGGTGAGCTAGAGAGGCAAGCAATAAAACATCTAGGCGATGTAGTGGGTTCTTATGATGGATCTACTTATCACTATTCTATAGATTCAACCGGGGTGGAAGCGGACACGAGTTTAAAATGTCATTACGTGAATGTAAGAATTTTGTTCGAAGTATTAAATGTAAAGTAAAATATTATGGCAGGAATTACAAAACCTTTTATCGGGTTAAAAAGAGTATGGTACGGAGATCCAGTCAAGACTGTAACAACTCCCGCTAGCGGGTACACCGCAGCCGAGTTAGTTGCGCTAATCAAGACGCTAACCGAAGTATCTAACGTACACCAAGACACGTGGGGATACGATGAAAGTGACCCATCAGTCACTGATTATATCAACGAGTTAACGGGACAACCGTATTATCGTGACGTGACTCAAGCGGCAATCCCAACGATTAATTTCACGATGGGACAATACTCATTCGAGGACAAAGCGGCTTTGCAGGGTGGAAAAGTGGTTGGAGATGGATGGGAGCGTCAAGACATGGCAAACTTGATCGAGAAATGTGTTGTTGCCCAGACAAAAACCGGGAACTTCATCTTCGTTCCACGAGCAAACATTATCGGCAAAGGTAGTTTCGTGGAGAAGAACATCGGCTTGGGTGTGTCTGCGGTACCGTTGGAAACAGGTGTGAAAGGATTATCCTCAGAAAAATGGTTCAAGGAGGAAGATGTCGACCTTGAAGGAGGAGAGTAAAACGAAATAAGAATGTTTAAGGATGGCGGTGGGTAATGCTCATCGCCATATTTATTAAATGACATGGATAACAACGCAGCAAAAATAGTTGGGAGTGCCATCATAGGCATGGATTTCCAAACGGTAATCGTAAACAACAAGGCATACGTCATACACCCTCCCACCATAAAAAAAATAGCCGGTGCGGGATATTATCTTGCTGATTTAAAAATCGGCAACTCGCTAAAAGATATGTTAATGTCCCTTAGGAGCATGGAGTCAGCAGCTAAAGCCCTATCATGGTTCATACAAGGTGATGATTCTCTTGGTGACGAATTGTCTCAAGGGAGCTTTGACGAGGTAGTAGATGCTTTAGAGGTGGCCTATTCCCTAATATCTACTGAAAATTTTCTCAAGCTGTTGGGTTTAGCGAGGAATGTAGCGAACCTAACAGCAAAGCAACGGTTATAGGCAATGATTGTTTACTCGGTCAGATTGCGTCATTCACGGAAAATCTAAAATTCACACTCAAAGAGATTATTGAAGAAATCCCGTATCGCAATTTGGTTATAATGCAAAAGGATAAGCTTAGGGTAACATACGGGACGGTAAGAGAAGAAGTAACAGAAGAACAATTCTTCGAGGGAAGAGAAAGCAAATTAAAATAGTCAATATGAAAATTACGGTTGATCTATCGGGTCTTGACGAGTTTCCAGATGAAGTTGAAGAGTATGTTAATAGCTCAATGATCAAATCGGCTCATGATGCTGTTAACACTCAAAAAGAACACAATTTAAGTTCAAAAAAGACATACAAAAATCACACGTGGAACTTGCGAAATGCACCGGGAGCCGCAGTTGTTCGTGACGGGCAAATTATCGATTTGTATGTTCCGGCAGATAGTTCACACTCTCAAGCGAAAGATAAAACAGAGAATTTAATCGTGTACGGTAAAAAGCCAGATGACGGGGTAATTCTAGCAGATGGGATGGAGTATGCTAGTTTTGTTTCAAGCAAGGGATTTGACGTTATTGATACCGGACAAATTGTTTTGGAAAATGAATTAAGGCAATCACTAGATAAGTAATAAAATGGCAGGAATGAAATTCACGGCAGATGTTGATCTCGATAAAATCAAAAGTCTGCGTTTGGAGATAAATAAATTGAAGAAATCTCTTATAGAGATGGCCGGGGTTCCCAATAGCGATGCCGCCGTCAAGCAACTAGAGAGACAACTAGAGAAATTAAATAAGAAACTTGTTGAATACCAAGAAAAATACGCCAAGTTAAAGAAGATACAAGATGACATTGGCAAGTCAAACAATACCACTGACGATGTAAAAAAGAGTACGGCAGCACTTCAATCCACGAACAAATGGATAGAGGCTAACACGAAAGCAATTATCGAGGCCGATAACCAGATAAAGATATTCAAAAAAGACTTTGATTCCCTCTCTGCCGATGACAAAGTTGGTAGTTCTGGAACGGCAAAATTACGGCAGATCGAACAGGTTGTTGCAAAAAGGATGGCAGAAGCTGAATCCATACGCAAAAACATCAAGGCTCAAAAGGACAAGATTATTCAAGATAGATCGGAAGAAGGTAGTATCACGCAATTGAGGAAACAGTTAAGCCTGTTAATAGTAGATTATGACAACATGGGAAGACTGAGGCGAGAAGGTGGAGCCGGTAAAGCTCTACTAGCCCAAATCAAGGTTGTCCAAGACGAGTTAAGCAAGGCAGAGCAGGCATCCGGCAGGTTTCAACGTAACGTGGGTAACTATTCTTCAGCTTTCAACGGGCTTGGTATGTCTATACAACAGATCGCACGAGAATTGCCAACCTTAAGCATGGGAGCGAATATGTTCTTTCTAGCTATCAGTAATAACTTACCCATATTTTTTGACGAGGTACAACGTGCAAGAAAGGAATACACGGCTTATATAGCAGAGCTAAAGAAAGGAAATACAGACGTTCAGAAGGTCGCACCTGTTTGGAAACAGATTGCATCCGGTATTTTCTCTTGGAATACCGCTCTAACGGTTGGGGTCACTTTACTCACCGTGTATGGGAAGGATATTGTGGAATTTGTTTCCGGCCTCTTTAATGCAGAAAAACAACTAGATGCAACAGCAAGGGCGCAAAAGGCACTTAACGAGGCTTTAGAGAAAGCAAATTCCAAAGCCATCGAGAGTTCTACAAAAGAATTGATGACATTATCCGCACTCTTTAAAACAGCGTCCGATACGAATAAATCTATGAACGAGAGAAATAGGGCTGTTAGTGAATTAATGAGTAAATACCCGGCTTACTTGGGTAATATCGAGAAAGAAAAAATATTACTTGGACAAGCCGGTGTTGAGTACGCTAATATCGCAAACAATATAAAGAAAGCGGCAGAATCACAAGCTATTTTCAACGAAATGGTTGACCTCTACTCCAAGAAAAGGACATCCGAACAATTATCTCAAAAAGCATTAGATTTTACTGGAAAGATGAAAACAGGGGAAATTTCCGTAAGTGATTTTGAAATACAAATTGGAGACAAAAAATTTAAAAGTGGACTTTTCGGAGATAGCTGGATGGACATTGAAAAAGAGGGATTAAGATTAAAGAAGGAGGCTGAAGATTATCAAAAACAGATAGATTCTTTAATGCAAAAAATAAACTCGAACACGGTTTCCGGGTACGATCCAAATAAAGAAGCTGAACGTTTAAGGAAAGAAGCCGAGCAAAAAGCAAAAGAAACACTTAAAATTCAAAAATCTCTATCAGAAGCTTTAATCCAAGATGAATTGAAATATCAAGCCGCTAGACTTGAATTAATGGAAGAAGGCAAACAAAAACGGCTTGCAAAATCGGAACTAGAATACAACGAACAAAAAAATGCCTTACAAAAGGAATATGATGACCGATTGGCTCAATATAAAAAATTAAACCAAGAAATGCCCGAAGGGGTTTCCCAAATGTTCGTGCAACGTGGTATCACAATTCGGGAACAAAGGGAACAGAGAGATGAAAATATTGAAAAAGAATATCAAGACGAAATATTGAAAAGACAACAACAACTTACTGATGTATTTTTATCTGACGAAGATAAAAAAATAGAAGCCATTAAAAGACGTTACGATTCAGAAAGAGAATGGGCAAATCAGAACTTGGAAGGAGGCCAATTATCTGGATACTTAGCATTGATCAATAGTGCAGAAATGCAAGAAATAAATAATCTAAACTCTGACCTGTATAAAAATACAGAAATATGGAGTCAGTTATTTAGTGATCTTGAACAGTATACTACATCAACCTTACAAAATATTCTCGTTAAAGCGAAACAAGTAAACACGGAAGGATGGGATCCAAGTGACATAAAAGCATGGCAGGAGGCTATTGACAAAGTTGACAAAGACATCAATAGAAGAAATCCATTCCAAGGGATCAAAAAATCATGGGAAGGATTAATGAAGTCAATAAAAGATGGTAATAAAGATGATGTCGGAAAATTCATGACTAACCTTAGTAATGGGCTTAACGAAATATCATCTATGGCGATCCAAGTTGGAGACACTTTGACCAGTGTTTTTTCCGGAGGTAGAGCTGATGGTTTAAACGAAGATGTTAAAAACATCGTAAATTCAGTGGCAAACGCTGGACAACTTGCCGCAGGTATCGCCACGGGAAATGTTGCAGGGATCGTCAGTGGTGGTTTAGGGCTTGCAACTTCAATAGGTAAAATGTTTTCCGGTAAAAGCAAGGCCGAACGAGATTCTGAAAGGCTCGCTAAAGTTACCGACAAGATCGCAAAAACGAACGAGATTATAAACAGCTTGATCGAGAATCGTATTAGTCTAATCAAGCAAGCCAATGCAGCCGAGAGAGAGGGATTGAAGGAAAGCTCGTTGGATATAATTGATCGCCAAAGAAAGATAATGGAAGCCCAGTTTCAGAAGTTACTCGGCAACGAGTTGTTGGGGAAAAAAGGAAAGAATAATGACCTTGACGTTGAAGACCTCGGTATATCGTCTATTCAAGGATTGGTTGATTTCCTCAATAGCGACAAGCTCGTTGAACTAATGGAGAACGGGTACGGGATCACGGATAAGGATAAATGGTACGGGATTGTCGATGAATGGGAGAAACTGAACGAGCAAGCGGACCAGCTAAAAGAGACCGTCAGCGAGATAAACACCGGCATAAAATTTGACGAGGCACGTGACGGGTTGGATGATCTTTTGTTGAGTGCGGATACTACCTTTAGGGATATCTCGGACAACTTCGAGGGGTACATGAGAAAATCTGTACTTAACATGGTGAAGTCTCGGTATCTTAATGAAGAAATGCAAAAATGGTACGACCAATTCGAGCAAAGGACTTCCGACGGAGTGTTGTCAAGGGAAGATACAGAGGCTCTGAGGCAGCAATACGAGAATATTTACAACGAGGCTCAAAACAAGATTAACGGGATGCTTGCGGCAGCCGGAGTCGGGTTAGAAGGGGCATCAGAGGTGCAGGAATCCTCTAAAAAAGGGTTCGCCCAAGCCTCTCAAGAATCAGTGGACGAGTTAAACGGCAGGTTCACCGCCGGGCAAATAGCGTGGGAAGAGACCAAGAACCAATCCGTGATGCAAAACGAGAAGTTGAGCATACTGGATCTCAAGGTTGAATCCCTTCTAAACGTTTCATCGGAACAAAGAAATATTGCGGACGAGACCCGGACAATTCTAGCGAATTCGTACCTTGAATTACAGCAAATAAGCGAGAATACAGGCTTAATTATCAAGCCAATTACGGAAATGAGAGACAAGATGAATTCTTGGGATAGCAAGATTAGGAATATGTAAGTAAAGCCCCGGAATGGGGCTTTACTATTATTATATTATGCACGATTATATAACCGGTATTAATTCAACACTTAATCCAAGAGCGGAAGCAATACGGTAAAAAGTGGATACCTTAGGTTCAGTTCTTCCTGTTTCCACTCGTGAAATGTAGGATTTGTTTGTACCTATCTTTTCAGCAAGTTCCGCTTGCGTCATCTTGGCTTTCTTCCTCGCCTCTTCTATTATTTGTCCGGTAAAGAAAGCGTATGCCCTGTCCTCGGCAACTACACGCTCCGGAGTACCTTCTTTGCCAAATTTTGCATCTAGCACGGCATCGTAATCTACAATTTGATGATTATTTGTCTCCATAATATGCCTCCTTTATTTTTAATGCTTTCTCTATTTCCGATTGTGGTGTCTTTTGGGTTTTCTTTTGGAAACCATTAAATAAAACCACTATCTGTTCGTTGTCAAAAATGAAAAACACACGGTAAATATTTCCATTGTATTCAATCCTTAATTCGTAAAGCCCATCCCTTACCAGTTTTACAAACTTTTTTGGTAATCTATCTTGGGTTTTCAACAACAATAATCCGTATTGGATTTTATCTTGCTCCTTTTCTTTCAAGGTAGCCATGAACCTTTCAAAATACCCGCCGTATGTCCTTATCTTCCGTATCATGATACAAAAATAATAAAAGTTTATCAATTGAGCAACTTTCAAGCGATTAACTTACAATTTTCCCTCCTTGCAATCTTGCACCAACTTTTCTATCTCTTCAATAGATTTTACCTCGTGATAAACATCTTTCACCCGGATAATACCTAGTATATCCGTTTTCTCTACTGGGGAAAAGAGTTCAACAACGCTAACGCCTAAAGCTTCAGCAATTTTCTCTAAAGTATCCATTTTTGGATTCCCGTTCAGTGCTGCATATAGCGATTGATATTGTATACCTAATTTTTTCGCTAAAGCTTGTTGTGTTATGCCCTTTTCTTTGCATAATTCTGCCACTCTCAACATATGATTATAGTTTTATATTGTTTATCGGACGCAAATATAACACATAATTATAAAATATCAAATTACACTGCGAGAAAATTTAAATTATATATGATTGTAGTTTTATATTTATTTAACACAAATCATGTTGGAATATCATATTAAGGTCATATATTTGCATTGTTGATATATGATTAAAGTATGATATAGATATGAAAACACTAAAAGAAATATACGGAAAGAGAGAAATCATGTTAGTAGCTCATAGAGTAGCTAAAGAGTGCAAGCAATCAATGAGTGAATCATTGAAAGAGGCTTGGGCATGGTTCAAGAAAAACAGCTCTACTTTCAAATGCTATTTAGGTGTTGTGATCAAGGAAAAACGCAAACAATTCTTGAGCGGGTTTAATTTGAAACGTGCTATTCTCTCTCAACCGACCGACACGGCATCGACCTATACTTTTAGTAATCAAGTGTTCGATACCAAATACGATATGTTATACAGATAAAATAATATGGCTATGAAATTAATGTACAAGGATGGCGATGATATGGTTTACAAGGTCGTTTTCGCCAAGGATAGATCGGTTATAGTTAGGTTTAATACCAAAACGGGAGAAACATGGTATTCTTCCGAGAAGATAGAAAATATAAACTTATTCGAATATAGCGAAAAATACAAAATGATGATGTTAATATTAAATTCAAATTATGAATCAACTTACCAAACAAAGTAGTGACAGCGATATAAAGAAGTACTTTATGGCTGTCTTGAAACTGGCGAAGTCCAGCGAGCAATTCCCGGTCAACTTGGAAGAGGTGTGGCCGTTGGTATATGAAAGAAAAGACAATGCGGTAAAAGCATTACAACGGGATTTTATTGAAAATATTGATTACAAGCTGCTCCGCCAAAAAGCGGAGCAGGTCTCCGGAGCAAAGTATGTGGATATGTACTTTCTCACCCTCCCCTGTCTTGAATACTTCATTGTCAAGAAAGTCCGTCCCGTCTTCGAAGTCTACCGCAAGGTCTTCCACAAGACAACCACCATGCAACTGAACCCGGCAGATCCTTCTATCGTGAAGGCGAAGATCATGGTGGCTAAATTCGCAATGAACACGCTAAACATGAACGACAATTCAAAGTTATTGCTCGTGAAGTCAATCGGTGATCCTCTCGGTTTACCACTGCCGGAGTACACGCAATCCGTTGATCAACTCCTATCCCCTACCGAGCTATTGAGCCGGATGGGAAACCCCATGTCGGCACGGGAGTTTAATCAAAAGATGATTGCGGCCGGATTTCTCGAAGTAAAAGAACGTCCCTCTAGTTCCGGCAAGACGAAACACTTCAAATCGTTGACAAGCCTAGGAATGAAGTACGGGGAGAACCAAGTAAGCCCAAGTAACCCGAAAGAAACACAGCCCCTGTATTATGTAGGGATGTTCGAGGAACTTTTTGATAAGGTAACGATGAATAGACAAATTGTTTAACCACCATCCTGTTTGTAAGCAACTCCCCGTTTCAGTAATGGACGGGGAGTTTTTCTCATAAATATAGTAAAAACACGAGTAAATATTTTGATAGTATTCGTTTTATTACTACATTTGTAGCGTAATTAAGTCCTGAACGTTATGAGTTACAAATCAGTAAAAGATGTAATAACGATGTTGCAAGAAAACGGTTTTGTTTTGAAGAGCCAGAAGGGTAGCCACATGAAGTTTGAAAGAGAGGACGGGAAAACGGTAATCGTTCCAAATCACAACAGCAAAGGCGTCGAAAAAGGCACTTATTACAACATTCTGAGGCAAGCGGGGCTTAAATAGCCCCCGCCTCTTTTGTTTAACTAAATACAGGGAGTTATGAAAACGGTAGAAGTAATTGTAGAACACGCTGGGAAAAACTTGAGCGCATATATAGAAGGTGCGCCCATCATCACGGTTGGTAATAGTATGGCAGAAGTAGAGTTCAACATGAGAGAGGCTATCGATTTGTATTTGGAAGACAACCCGAATCCGGTTGATATTCTTTCCGGGGAATTCGAGTTGAATTTTAAAATAGATGCGGCAACTTTTATAAACTATTATAGTAACATATTCACTAAAGCGGCCCTAAGCCGTATAACAGGGATAAACGAACGCCAGTTGTGGCATTACGCTGCCGGGGTACATAAACCTAGGAAACAGCAAATAGAGAAAATACAACAAGGAATAAGGGCATTGACAAAAGAATTATCTTCCATCAGCTTGTTGTAGTGGAGCATTACACTAGAAAAAAATGAACAAGATCACAAGTAAAGAATATAAACTTGCCTTGGCGAGAGTAGAGGAACTCTTACCTTTAGTTGATGATAACACCCAGGTAAATGACAAGAATGCTGTAGAATTGATCAAAATGTCTGAAATTATCATCGCTCACGAAAAAGAATATTTCCCACTTTCTGGAAAATGAGGTCTAATAGACGATATTTATTAAATAAATCGCTATATTTGTAGTATCATAAAGTGAAGAGCATTTGAGGCTCATACCCTATCCGGGTATGGGCCTCATTTTTTTAATACATGACTATGACAGGTGATTTGTTGATAAACGGTAAAGACGCTTGGGACATATTCGGGGTAAACATGGGTGATGGTTTCCTTGAAAGTATCATGACCCCTGCCGGGAATAAATCTTACATCGAGAATGAATCAAGAAAAGAACACGGGAAACGGGTGATTTATAGCGACGTGAAAGTACAAGACCGGGATGTTACTTTAACGTTTAACATTCACGGTAGTTCTCGCTCTGATTACCTGCAAAAATACGACTCTTTCGTGGAAGAACTACAAAAGGGTAAAGTTATTATCACCGTCCCCGCTATAAGCAAGAAATTCACTTTATCATACCAGAAATCGACAAGTTTCGCAATCGGGGCTAGCAGAACAAGTTCAAAGCTATCCGTGAAATTTAACGAACCAAACCCAACTCTCAGGACGCTATGATAAACATTAAAGATACATCGAATAACATTCGTTTCTCGACAGAGATAAACACCGGGTCCAAGCGGAAATTCACGTTAATGAACGAGGACTACATTATCCTGAAATTTAGCGTTGAAGAGCCTATTTATTTTAAATTAGGTGATTATGCTGACACGGAACTGGGGTTATTTGAACTCGTTGATCCTTACAAACCAACATTGAACGAATCCACGGGTGGGTATGATTACGAGTTGCGTCTTGATGCTTATTACTGGAAATGGAAGAACAAGATGTTCCGGTTTAACCCGGAAGTCGGTGGCAGCGAGGCTAGCTGGAAGCTCACCTCTACCCTAGACGTGCATTTGGGGATTTTCTTGCGTAATTTAACCGCTTTGGGATATACTTACAAGGGAACACCTTTCGAGATCAAGATAGATTCAACGGTATCTAACACGTCCAAGCTCGTCATTTACGAGAATATCAACCTTATCGATGCCTTGTCTCAAATGGCAGAAACGTGGGAATGCGAATGGTGGGTTGAAGACAATCAAATATGTTTCGGTCGTTGCGAGTTCGGGAATCCCGTTGATTTCGAGATATTCGAGAATGTTGAAAACATGACCCGTGAAGAGAGTAAAACCACGTACGCAACACGTGTGTATGCCTTCGGGTCCACTCGGAACATCCCGCACGACTACCGCCCGGTAGACGAGAGTGTCGTGGTGAACGGGATTGTTCAAAAACGTCTAATGATGCCCGTCGGTGTTCCATACGTGGATGCTTACCCGGACATGACCACGGAAGAGGCAATAGAGGATGTCGTGGTATTTGAAGATATTTACCCTAGAAGAACGGGAACCATGTCAAGCGTCACCCCGGTGGAAAGAACGGAGAACGTTGAAAACGAGGACGGGTCTACAACACAACAGAAATACACGGTTTACCAGTTTAAGGACACGGGGATCACGTTTTCGAAAGACTACATTCTTCCGGGAGAGGAATTGAGAATCGTATTTCAAACGGGAGCGATGGCCGGGATGGATTTCGCCGTTACTTTTAACCCAAATAATTTGCCGGAAAAGCTAGAAGACGGTAGCTGGAACCCGGAAGCTCAATTGTGGGAAATCGTTCGTAACGAGGATTACGGGAGAATGTTGCCGGCTGATACACTTATCCCGAAAAATGGTGACACGTACAATCTTTATGGTTTTGATTCCACCTCCGAGGTTTTCAATGACATGGTTTCAAGCGCGGAGGAAGAACTTGAAGAGGCAGCGAAGAAATACGTGGAGAAAACCAAGATTGACCCGAACACCTACCCTTGCACGATGATGTCGGATTACATGTACAATGATGGTAACGTCCGGACAAACGAATTTACCGTTGGAGCAAGGATAAACTTGATAAACCCCGCTTATTTCGAGAACGGGAGAGTATCACGTGTTATCGGGTTCGAGTTTGACCTTGATATACCCTACTCATCCCCTGTATTTACTATCGGGGAAACGGCTGGGTACTCGAGAATCGGGGATCTCGAAGAAAAGGTGGATGAATTAACGTACAAGGGTCAAACGTTCACTGGTACAGGTAGCGGCGTGTACGTGATTGGAACTAACGATAACACCTCCCCCACCAACAAGAACGTGTATTCAGCGTTAAAAGTACTGCGTGAATTCGTGAGGTATCAAGGTTGGGTGGACCAGCCCGTCCGTCAGCAAGACGACGTTAGGTTCAAGAGCGTAACCTCCCCTCTTTTCGTTTTCAACGAGCTTACGACCCCAGAATTCGTTTCCGGTCTTCTTGGCTCTGGAACGAGGTTAAAAGACAACCACCTCGAACTTGACGAGATCACGGTAAGAAAGCGAATGAACGTTTTCGAGTTATTGATACAACGAGTTCGTGCCGTTGGTGGTCAGTTGCTTTTATCTCCCGCCAGCATCAAGATCGAATCAGTGGAAGAGCTAGAGGACGGTTACAAGTGTTCTTTTAACACTGACGAGCAGACAATACCGGAGCCTTTCGTGTTAAACGACCAAGGATTCCATCAAACATTCACCGGCAAGGGAATCAACCGTTACTGGCGTCTTGTCACGGGAGTTGGGAGCGATTACTTCATCTTGAGCAAAACGGATCGTGAAGAAGGTTCGGGTATACCACGGGCGGGGGACGAGATAATATTGCTCGGTAACCGGACAGACAAGGCCCGTCAAAGTGCCATGATGTTGAGTGCTTACGGTAGCGATGCCCCTTATCTTGACACTTATGACGGGATCGATAGTTACGATTTAAGCGGTAAGTTGCTCACGAGAGAGGGTAACTTAACCGGGATCGTGGATGACGTGTTCGGTCAGTTGTCCGGTTCCGGTTTTTACGGGAAGAACGTTTTCTTGAGAGGGCGTTTCGCTTTCAATTCCGGTCAGGACGTGGAGGAAGTACTAGAAGAAGTAAAGATAACCGCCAACGAGGTTAGAGATTACATAACGAATACCCTTCCCGCCTTGTTTGAAGAGGTTGACGCTCGCATAGACGGCCAAGTAGAGAGCTTCTTCGAGAATTACGATCCGACCCTGACAAACAAGCCGGCTTCAGACTGGACTACCGGTATTGAAAAGGAACGGCATCTAAATGACACGTTCACGAACAACACTACCGGGGCCTCTTGGAAGTGGGTCAAGGATGGCAACGCTTACAAGTGGACAGAGATAGCGGATGTCGCTACCGTGAAGGCCTTGGCAATAGCCGGTAAGGCGCAGGAGACGGCTGACGGGAAGATAAGGAACTTCATCACCACGGCAGAACATCCAACCCCGTATCCCCCTTACGACGTGGGGGACCTGTGGAATCAAGGTGATAACGGGGATATAATGTGTTGTATAGTTTCTAGAGTAAGCGGTAATTACGTGGCATCGGACTGGGTTAAATCTAACAAGTACACGGACGATGCCGTGGCCATCGATGCAAGAAACAAGGCCAACGAGGCGCGAGCTTCTGCCGAGAGTGCTAAAACATCGGCGGAAGAAGCTAACACCGCTATATCTGACATGAGTTCAGATGACATCATTTCCCCTATCGAGAAACAAGCTCTCAAGAAAGAGTGGGACGCTATCATGTCGGAGAAATCATTAAACGATGCCCAAGCCGATAAATTCAACGTCAGTAGAACCCTGTACGACGGGGCGTATAACGATCTGGCAACGTTCATCGGTGGCAACCTGTCTAACTTGACAACGAACTGGAACGTGTCGGGTGCCACTCTCCGTTTCACGTTCAAGGCTTACTACGATGCCCGGACAACACTTTTAAATAACATCGCTTACGTCGCCAAGCAACAGGCTGACAAGGCAGAATCTGATGCCGCCAACGCCCAAAATACAGCCGATAACGCCATGTCCGGGTTAGTAGAGGCCAACAAGCAAATCACGTCACTAGACGGCAAGTACACGGCACAACAGAGTGATATCACGAACCTTAAAACTACCGTGGATGCCATCCCCGGCAAGATCACGCAAGAAGTTTCTGGGGTTATTGACTGGACGAAGCAGTACACTCAAGGCGAGATCGGCAACATCCAGTTCGGCATGGTCAATTTGCTCAAGGGGAGCAACGTGGAGCTGGGGGCGCAGGGGTATCAAATAGGTAAATATGCGTATGATGTATTTCCACAAGAAGGTTCAATATATACGGTTACAATATGTTACACTCTTGGAGATAATAATACCTATATTGGTGCTTACACGAATAGCGGAACTGCGATAATTAGACATCTTGATATAAAAGGGGCTCGTGTAATAGAAACGTTCACGTACATGGCTCCAGTAACCCCTACTGGATATTTCGATTTCTACCAGTTTCCTAACGGTACTTTCGGTAGTAAAATTCATTGGGCCGTCCTCGTCGAGGGCAACAAGGGACCGTCTGCTTGGGTTCCCGCTTTATCGGAGCAAGGGGAGGAAGCTGCAAAAGATGCGGTAGATAACCTTCAAATCGGTTCTGTTAATCTCGTCAGCAGGAAGATGCTCTTGGACATGAACAACACGGTAAGTAATTCTGCAATATGGGGACAGGATGCGGATGGGATTTACTTGAGTATCATGCCTGCTAATAACACAGTGCTGTATAATAAATTCAATGCTAACACGCAATATGTTATTTCCATTAAATTTAAAGGAAACCCGCAGTCGCCTGACTACTGGAAGCCAAGGCTGGATGTTGAATACGCAGATGGAGAAAAAGATATAGTTTATACAACAAAAGATTCCGAGTATAAACGTGTTGATTATATTTCTAAATCGGGGAAAAGTATAAAACAATTATTTTGGGCTGTAGAAAATTATGGAACACAATACTCGTTATTCGTGTATAACTTCGCCCTCTACGAGGGTAACAAGGTATTAACCGAAATACCAGTTGCGACTGAGGATTTGCAGGGACAGAGTAACGTGAATCTGGTGGACGGGGGAAAAGAGGTGACGGTGACGGCAGGTGCGAATAGCACTCATGTATATAAAGCGTTGACCGTCCCTAAATTGAAGCCTAACACGGTTTATTACCTGTCTTTCAAGGCGAAAAATTTGACAGGAAGTCCAACCGTGTATTCGGCAATACTGTATGCAAAAGATATGTCTGCCATCTATCTTAGATGGGATAGCGTTTCTGGAGGTATCCTGATTACGCCAAACAATTTTACCGAAACCGAGGCAAAATTACTTCTTTACGCTGGTAAAGCGGGATCGACCAACGGTAACTCCGTCAAATTTACCGAAGTCATGCTCGTCGAGGGCTTCACCCCTCCCGCTTCTTACTCTCCCTCCCCGGGGGACGTGGACCAAGCCATACAAGACGCTATCGCCAAGACGGTAAGCATCACCGCCCCTTCACAAGTGTTCAAGTACGGTGCAGGTTACACGGGAACGCCAACGCCATCGTCGATAGTTTTGACGGCTAACCCGAAAAATTTCACGCCAACATCGTATCAATGGCAATATTTAAACGGTAGCACGTGGACGAATATAAGCGGGGCCACGTCATCCACGTACTCGGTAGCACCCGGGAACACGACCCTCTTCCCCTCCGGAACGAACGTTAGGACATTCAGGTGTATTTGTAACGGTAACGAGAAGTTGTCGGATATTTTCACGCTGGCCAAATTGGCAGACGGGGCCACGGGACAGCCCGGTGCGGACGGGAAGCCGGGTGCGGCAGGTAAAGACGCTTACACGGTATTGCTGACTAACGAGGCTCACACGGTGGCTTGCGATGCCAACGGGAATCCATCACCGGGAGAACTGGCAAAGGCGACAACGGATGCCTTGGCTTACAAGGGAACAACACGATTAACGGGCGAGTATTCATCCGCAAATTTAGCGGCAGGCAAATTTGCAATAGGATCTAAAGTTGAAACAGGTGGAACATTTATATGGGTAGATCCTGTTGGCGTAAAATGCACCACCATGACCGCCGATACCGCTTCTTGCACTTTCCGTGTTTACCTTGAATCCATTTCTGTTTATGTAGAGAAAACGTTTATCGTGACGAAAGCGAAAACGGGTGCCACTGGGGAACAGGGAATCCCCGGGGAATCGATCAACGGGAAGATGTTGTATAAAGACCCGGAATTTAAAATAGGGTTAAACGGGACTGCAACCTATGGCGCACAAAATGGTGGCGGAACCGTGGTAATTAACAGGATACGCAAATCCACTGGACAAGACGCTTCTAACTCGTTCTCCGCCAAAATGGCTACTCATGTAAAGAACGAGGCATCGGGTTCCCCGTACTCGGAATCGGACTGGTGCTTGTACATTAAAGCGTACGGCGGCACGTCAACAAGTCATCTAGGGGGATTCTACTTCGGTAATCAATCGAGAGCGAATGCCGTGTTTATCGTTAAAGTTAGTGCCAAAATACCTGTGGGTTACACGCTTGGAAACGCTCATAACTCACATGGTTCTGGTTGGACGCAAGAAGCGTTAACCTCGATGGCGGGAACGGGGAAATACGAGACTTACATTTTCAAGGAAACTTGCGGTTCAATCGGAACTTTTAGCACGGTGAATCACCTTTACTTGTCCGGCCCGGTGAAAACTGGTAGCGACCCGTTAGACGAAAACCCGGATAACAGGCCGTTGGAGTGGTTCGTGGACTACGCAACGGTGATGGATCAAACGGCGGACGGGTACGGGGATATAATTGACACGGTCACGACAGAGTTCAACACTAAAATAGACCAGAAAGCGGATTCCGTGACGGTTACCGCCATAAGGACGGACTTGAACTCTCTTGGACAGGTCGTGAGTCAACAAGGTTCTAAAATAGACGTGAACACGGGAAGTATTGACATGATCGTGACGAAAAACGGTAGCGGGACGATTGTTTCTATCAAGCCAGAGATGGTGGAGATCACGGGGGCAACCGTTATAAAAGACGAGAAAGAGAACGAGGTTAAAATATTCGGTGTCGGAGATAAGGTTATCTCCGTGAATAAAGGGGTGTTCTCTGTGGATAAAGACGGGAAGGTTATCATGACGAACGCCGAGATAACGGGGAAAATAACAGCTAAATTAGGAGAAATAGGTCCATTCACGATAGAAGGACAATGGCTTAGAGGGAGTAATCTAGCTCTATCTGGTTCCCAGTTAAATTTCAGTTATAGCGGCCATCAAGTGTACGTGGGTAGTCATCCTGACATGACTACCGCCGGGAATGCCAAGCTGGGGACTTTCAAGTTGTCCGGGGGAGGCTATGGAGGTCTGGGTAGTAATAAACAAGTAGCGTTGATAGCGGCAGCCCCTAATAATAATAATTCTTACGCCATGGCGATAACACAAGGGATGCTTAAGTTGTTTGGGAACTCGTCCATCGTGTCTGGAATTTTTAGAACTAGCATGACGGGAACTAATCCCAGTATACTCTTGGGGAACGAACACCCGAACATTATTTGTCTTCACGGCACGGGAAACGTGAAGAAGGTGAACTTGTACGCTGATATGCAAATTGGGAAATTTTTTTTTATCACGAGCGAGGATTCGCAAGGGTTTGACGTGTTATGCACGGGGAGTGAAAGATTTTACCGAAACGGGAAACCATACGTGGCTGTACAGTCGAACGGGCAGGATACCGTTCTCGTGATGAAGGTTGACACGTATAGATGGACGGCTTGCCAGTTGCCTGTAAACTGGCTCGGAACGTGGAATCCTTGAAGCGTGTCGTGAAAATGGATATTTCTAAATAACAAACACAATAATTAAAAAAAACGAATATCATGAAAAACAATTATTTTATTTCAGCAAGAAGTAACGAGCAGGTGCAAGGCATCAACGTTAATTTGTCATCAGAGTTCGAGAAAGGTAGCGTGCCTTCAACAGTATCATTCAACGCGAACGGGAGCATCGAGATGAAAAGCGAATCGATTTACGTGAGCGTTAACGGTAGCTACAATATCGAGAATAAATTATTCAATAACCTGAACAGTTCTTACCTCCCTTCTGGTTTCGTTGAAGAGCTTGAGGGCAAGATCACGGAGTTCTTTAACCAAATCAAAATCGATCAAGAACTATGAGATTCGAGTTTGATATAAGCAAGGTCGATCTTGTCACTCTAGACGGGATTGATCTTCATGAAATGTTCAAAAATCAGATGAAAAAGCCTTTTCATCAATTTGTTGGAGGAACGATCTATGAAAACATCCGTGATATTGAACTTGATGATAAATGTAAAGCTATTTACAAGGGGGAAAAGGTCGAGTTAAACGAGAGAGAGAAGGATTTGTTCGTGCAAGCTATCAAGGCAATGGAGTTTAAACCGGGGTTAATTGAACGGAAAATCATGCAGCAAATAGTCAAGATCGAGGAATAAAAAAGAGACTTTTCCCATCACGGTACTAAGTCTCGGCAACAAGGTTCAAAAGAACCAGTTCGCGAATGTATAACTTAAATTTGAAATTATGAGTAAGAAACAGATTTTTTGGATGATCGTCGTGCTGGTAGTGGTGGCGTTGATCGTGTTCGTCAAGGTGGTCCCGGTGTGGGTATCTATAACGGGAGTGGTATCTTTTGCTGCCGGGTGCGTGACATCTTGGATAGTTAAGATCCTGTATGACAAGTATATCAAGGGAAAGTGATAGCTTTTAATTCTCCCATTTATGGACGGGAAGGGAATATGGATGACCGCCTTGACCACTATCGGGACCCTCGGCGGTTTTCAAGTGGTCAAGGCATGGATAAACCGGAAGACTGACAGGCGGAAAGAGGAAGCCGAGACTCAAGACAAGGAGCTTGAAATATTGAGAAAACACATCGACTGGATGGAAAAGCGGTACAAGGAATTATCGACAAAGGTTGACGAGCTTTACAAGCGAATTCACGAGATGGAAAATGACAAGATAGCCTTGATAACAAGGAATAACGAGCTAGAACTTGCCTTGAAGGAAGCGAAGTACAACGAGTGCCGCAGGCCGGATGACGAGTGCTTGAGAAGGTATCCACAACGAGAGATTTGCATGGCTAAAAAACTACTAGGAGGTTACTATGATAAAGAGGATAACGAGATTCATGATTGACCTTTTAACGAACGATTCCGGTTTAAGCACGAAGAGTTTCTCCATGCTGGCGGCGACCTTCACGGCCGTGACCATCGGCTTGTGCATCGGGGCGGCGTTACTCGTTGACGCCTGGGACGGCAAGATCGACAGCGACATGGACGGGATGGCGTGGTTACTCCTGGCAGACGGCAGTATGTTTGGTCTGGGAGGTATAACGAAGTATTTAACAGAAAGGAAGTACAAGAATGGAAAAGAAAACGCTTGAAAACTTGATAACGTCAGTGTTGAAAGAGTTAAACCTTCACACTGACAACGCCGTGAACCTGTTGATGGGAACGGCAGCACAGGAAAGCCACCTTGGCAGGTACCGGAAACAACTAGGAGGCGGCCCGGCTCTAGGGATATTCCAGATGGAGCCGGCCACGTTCGATGACATCGTGAAGAATTATCTCCGGTACAAGCCGGAACTCGCGGCGAGGATAGAACGTGTCGCTAGAATATCCCGGTTCAAGGCGGAAGACTTGGAGAATAATGACCTACTGGCTACCTGCATGGCACGTGTTCATTACCTGCGGGTGAGGGAGGCTATCCCTTCCGATCTTGAAGGTTGGGCGAGGTACTGGAAGCGATACTACAATACCCCTCTAGGCAAGGGGACGGAAGAAGAATTTATAGCTAATTACAAAAGATTCGTGGGATGAAAAAGTACTTGCTCGTGATCACCGGGATCATGGTGTTAATCATCGTTGTCCAGTACAACATACACCGGAAAGACGTTAAAGAGATAAACCGTCTCGAATCTAATCAATCATCATTATTGAACGGAGCGATCGAGTTCAAGACGAGAGACAGCCTTAACGCCTCGATGGTGGACCGGTTGCAATTGACGATAAAGGAATTAAAAAGGCTGAACGACGAGAAAGAATCGATAATCGAGAATTTGGGGATCAAGCTAAAGAGGGCCGAATCGGTATCAACAACTGCCACTGAAACGAGAAGGGAGATCGTGGTTGAAACAAAAGATAGTATTATATTTCTTGATAGGCCCGTGAAAACCATTCGTTTCTCCGATGATTACTTGACGTTATCCGGCATTATCGATGAAAGTAAATTTTCGGGGATAATCGTCAGCCGGGACACGTTGGTACAAGTCATTCACCGGGTACCGAAAAAATTCTTGTTCATCAAGTACGGGACCAAGGCGATCCGGCAGAGTATCGTATCGAGAAACCCGTATTCACGAATCGTTTACCAAGAATACATCGAATTGAAAAAGTAAACGTCAGGGGCATTAAAATATAAAAGGAAGAAGCCCCCTTCCTGATGTAATAGTACCACCCATTAAATCCTGCTGTAAGACTTCTTCCGGTTAATCTTACGGCGGGATTTATATTTTGTTACATTAAAAACAGGAAAAATGGAAAAAATTTTCAATAAGGTGGTAGAAATAGTATCAGAGAGAACCGGGATAGAGCGCAACGACCTGTTGTGCAGCAAGAAACAAGAACACGTTGACGCTCGTTCAATTTTAATAAATTTACTATCCGACCTCGGTTTCACCGATTCGTTGACGGCAAGGTACCTTTACATGACCCGGCAAGGCGTGAACAAGTTGAAGAATACCCTCCACGACCGGAAAAGACACTCGTTTATCCTGTCAACTTACTATCAACAATGTAGCAACGATGTAGCAACCAATAATTTAATTAGCAACGTGTGATTCCCGAAATTTGTTTCAATCCCGATAGTGGGAGAAATAAAAATAATATATCATGGAAATTATCGAGAAGAAAGTCTACGAGGAAGGCGGGGAAAACCGTCGTTCAACTCGTGAAAGGGCGAATGCCGGGCTCACCTTGGGAATCATCGGTACGGTTTTAGGTGCCGCCGCCTTGTGGGGACGCAACAACGGCGGGATCGGTTCTATCCTTGGGGGAGGGACATCCTTGGCCGGGGGTGGAAGCGTTCCAAGTAACGTGAACATTAACTCTTACGGTGGCGGGGCTACCGGTTGTGTTGCACCCACGCCTTTTCAAGCTTGGGAAAAGGGATGCGAGGACGCTCTCGCTCTCACGAACGAGATGTGGCGATTAAAAGTTGGATCCATGCAAGCTATCTCCGATTCGAGAGAGGTTGACGTGGCGGAGAAATTCGGGCTGTACAAAACGATGGTTGACGCCGATTTTGGGTTGTACAAGTCAAACCGGGATAACATTGACGCCGTTAACAACCGGATTAACGCCGAGTTGTTTAGCTTGTACAAGTACACCCGTGACAAGGACGATGAAACTCGCAAGGAGCTGTGTGACCTTAAAGCACAAGTTGCCATCAGCAACGCCGTTAGACCGTATCAAGACAAGTTGATCCAGTGCGAGATCGAGAAAGCGTTCACCGCCGGCATCAATTACACCGATCGCAAAACGTGCAAGATGGTAGAAGGTGTTGTCGTGGTTCCCACCGAGCCGACCATCACCGGTATCGGGAGCTACTGTTGTTTTCGCAACAACACGACGGGAGGCAACACCCCAGCTTAAACAATCGAGCAAGAGAAGAACTCGCAAGCGTTCAAGTAAAACGAAATTATCAAATCATGCAAGGAAATAACTTTTTCTTCACGGGAGGGGATCCGTTACTGGGTCAATCTCCCGGCTACATGGAATCTCAATTCCAAGAACTAGAGAGGATGCAGGCGGCCATCGAGCAAAAGAAGAAGGCGATGCTTCAAGCCAAGGAGCAGATGTCGAGACAAGAGCAACACCCGAGTCAAAGTCAAACCCCTGTTTGGGACGAGATCGAGAGTATCGTGTCCGGGATGACGGACAAGGAATTCGAGATCGTGACGGGTAACGAGGAGTTCGTCGAGAGCCAGAACGCCATCATGTCTATCTTGCAAGCGAAATACATGCAAATGATGCGTCCAGTCGTGGAGGGTTCCCCAGAGGGGAAAGACGCCCTTGACAAGCATCTAACGCTTGTAAAAAGGTTGCGCAAGTCGGCAGCCTCGGAGGTTGACAAGGAAATAAGTGATTTTCAAGAGTACAAGGAAAAGTATCCGGACATACCGTATTCGGAGTACCAGAAGATGAAACGTTCAAGCAAGGGAGGTAAAAAATGAAAAAAGAAGACCTTAACCAGTTCAAGGGCGAGGTGAAAGACGCCATTCGCTCGTGGGGAGAAAGCAAGATTGATTCTATTTTTCCTAAAAAAGCTCAAGCGAGGACGTTTTTCAAGAACGGCTTCAACAACTTGTTATCAAGGGAAGATTCCAGGGTGAACAAGTGGTTGGACACCGCCTTCTTGTTTATCGCAAACGAGGATGGAACCGTTGATAGTGATGTCATGATTGACACTCTAGCCGGGTTGTTTCAAGAGATGGACGTTAAAGAATACAAGCATGGCATGATTAAAATGGTTGTCGGTAAGGGAGAAGCCGTGATAAGCCTCCAGCAAAACTTCATGCTTGATATGCTCGTGGGAGATTTGGGCAGCTTGAAATTCACTGTTGCTGACATACAAGAATTAAAAGAGTTTTTTAACGATTAAAACAACAAGTTATGAATGAAGAAATCATCGAACTTAGAGAAGAATTGCAAGATCATATAAAGAGATGCAACAAGTTGCTGAACAAGATCGGGCAAAGCATGGGACAACGTGGCGGTAACCAAGGTTATGGGCAACGTGGCGGTCAAATGGGCTACCGTGAGAACGGGGGACAATGGAACGGTGGAATGAACGGGGGCATGAACGAGCGTGTTGATCCGTTTTTCCCGGGGTACGACCCACGTTTCATGTAATCAAATGTAGAACGGGGGACGGGAAACCGCCCCTCTTAAAATTATACCATCATGTGTAAACAGGCATTAAGTAGTTTTAACTACATACCGCAAGAGATGAGAGCGTACCTCAGGAATTACGGGTACTCGTTCTCGAAGAGAGCGTGCGAGTACGCCGTGAACCAGATGAAGCGAAAGAACAACGCCACCGGGAAACTGGAAAACATAGAGCCGTATTCTAAAGACAAGGCGGAAGAGTTGCTATCCAAGAACGGGGTAACACTGGAGAACAACGTTGGTTACAACTTCGTGTACGTGATGAACATGATTCTCGCTGACCGGTGGAAGTCTAGCGTGGAGGACGAGCTGCACTTGTGTAAAGCGGTGAAAGACGAGATTGATGACGTTGACGGGGTACCGGAAAGCGTGTTCCGTTGCTGGATAACCAAACAAGAAGACAAGGGTATTCCTATACCCTGGGAAGACATGATATGATCCGGCAGGAGTTAAATATCACCGTTAAAGGTAAAAAGTGGCACGTCACCGCTTTTTACCCCGTCACCAGGTATCACGTGAACGAGATCATGCGCACGTTAAAATCTCTCGGGTGTGATAGCTATAGCTTGAAGCGGGCGTACATGAACCTAGCAACGGGGCAGGTAAACAACGGGTTAACTTTCAGTAATTTCTTCTCCCGGGAATCCGTGGTCGTGTTCGCCATGTCAACGAGCCCGGAACAATATTTTAATCTGATCGTTCACGAGCTACATCACTTGTCAGTACACGTTGCCGTGGCGAACGGGCTAGACCTTGAAGGAGAAGAGACTTGTTATATTAACGGGGATATAGCGCAAATGATGTTCCCGACTATCAAGAGATTGATATGTGATTGTCACGATAAAGATATAGATGTAAAACTTAAAAACACGCTCCATGAAAAATGACGCTAATTTATTGTATTTAATGGACTTGCTGGATAACGAGTGTATCGCCGGGGTCGCTGCTATAATCATAGCGGAGATGCTCGCTATCGTTTGAAAGCGGTTAAACAGTTACTTGAAGTGTGGCACGATTGGCGGCGTGTTAGAGGGGCGGGATGCCCCTTTATTTTTGGTATATAAAAAAAGAAAGTGAATTAAAGACGGCAATCCTGATTCACTTTCTTTTAGACTATTATCTAATTCCCCAATTAGACTAAGGCTTCTCTCCTTAGGTGTATAATAGTTTATTACTTACTAGCATTTGTAAAATTAACTGGGGGCAAGATTATTGCTCCTATTCCAGATTTTAATGTAATATTCGTAATGTGCTCTCTTATAAACGGGAAAATAATAGCAGCCCCATTCACTTTTCCAAATTCATTAAAATCACGAATGATAGATTCTCCGATAGATTCAAAAATACCAATCATTTTCACTTTTATATTCACTTGCTCAACCTCATGATATTTCTGTACAAGTATTACTTCTTCGGCCACGATAATAGAACTTCCATTTACCGAAACTTCGGTATTTATTTCTACGTCATTTTTAGCATCCTCGCCAAATTGTACATTGTTTATTCGTGAAAAATGACTCTCCACCAGTAATAGATTAGTAATCTTGAATCCTGATTCCAGCTTGTTATTTCCCATGATTATGCCGCATTTAAGTATGAATAATTTGTGTATTCAACGGGAATATTAGTTTCCTCGATTGTGTTTAATTCTGGTTGTGATTGATTATACGTAAATAAAAGATTGTGTTTTGTTAATTTACGAGAAATCTGTACACTTGACATATCAAATACAATTGATTTCCTCTCCACGGAAAAAGGAGTATAATACAATCCTTCTTTCTCGAATACCGGACTATCTATTTTCACTAAAGAATCATCAGAAATAAAACAAATATTTTCAGAAGGATATTTACTAATAAATTCATCAAATGTTTCACTCTCCCACTCTATATAATCATCATTTTGTTGATAAATTTCTATAGGTAACACCTCAATCATATGAGATCGAGACTTTTCATCGTACTCGTAACGAACTTTCGAACTTAAAAATACACTAATGAAAGATTCTAATTTCCCAATAATATAATCTACTGCATTCATGATCTAATATTTTTTTAGAATTGGAAGAATATCTTTTGATAAAGATAGCGAATTTGAACTTTTCGAAAAATCAAACATGCTATCATCATAATCGGCGGTTACTCTAAGTTTTTTTAACTGCACGATCTTCGTGTTAAATTCTCTAAATTCTTGATTCGAATTATTTTTAATATACTTTCCAATTTCGTTAATTAAAAATTCATGAGTTCCAACTTTATTAATACTACATCTCGATTCTAGTTCTGTCTGTGTTTTACGCATACTATATATCCAAATATGCTTTAATAACAGGAAACAGCTATAATAAGCACTATGACCAACAGCAGGATAATAATTACTTTCATGTGATAGTTCTGCAGAAGCAATCAACATTTCTGATTTATTTTGAAAGTTGCTCATAAATATTAATATTGCAATCCTTTGTTGTACCTGATGCCGCAAATTTAAATCCAATATTTAATTATTACAAGTATTTCTTTGGGTTTTACGAAAATATTTGTTATTGGTTGCATTAGACAGCAACAAAAAGCGGCCCCCGTTTCCAGAAGCCGCCGTGGTGCCACTCTAACTTGCATCACTCGCCACACGGCACATCTAGCATAGTACGTTTAATTGTTACATGGTGGGTATTTCTCTAAAACCAGAGCGGGATCCAATGGTATTTCGGCGAGACACCAAATATCGAACCTCTCGCTAATCACGAGTGGCGATATGTCGATTATAACTTGTTTTGTTTCGTTATCCATAAAAAAGTGGCTTAACGTTCGCTGTCAGCAAGGAATCGCCAGAGACCTAACAATCAAACTACTAGCCAAGCCACCGTATAGGAATCCCAACTAGCTCATTTGATTGTTCAAATTTGAAACTGGCGATTTCTGCTGAACAATGAACTAGTTCGTAATATCTTCTTGGCACACCTTCACGTGCCTGACACAAAGATATAAAATTATTTTAATAACACTTGTCGGATATAAAATTCTCTTTCCCGTACTTGCCAAACCACTCCCACATGATTTTAATCCTGTGTTGATGGTAACAAAAGGAACGGGATTCAACGACAAACCAGAGGATTCCTAGCCTTCTCCGGTAGAGAGTGATGATGGAACCCTTGGTTTCGATCTTGTAGGTACGTTTCATTTGAAATTAGGTATTTGAATGTAAAATTTAAACTTGGCCATAGGGCTCCACGTGTCTAAATGGAAATTGCAAAAATTGAAATTAGTTCCAAATCTATCTTTAACAGCATCATGAATGGCTCTATACACTTTATTCAAGTAACGTGTATTTACCATATTACGATTGTTGACACGAAACATTGGAACGTATATCCTTACTTCATATTCGCCTCCTTCTTTGGCGTTCCAACTGCCTTGAGTAAACACTATATGAGAATTTTTATCCATGTACTCGTTAGTGATAGAAACATATATGTTACTCAAGAAATCACGTGCTTCTCCTTCGTACACTTTTAGCCTTGTGGCTTCTTTAAGAAGTTTCTTTAAGCCTCTCTTGTCTTCCACGATTTGAGATACTGACATTTCATCTTGTTTTAACCTGTTTTTGATCTACCTCTCTCTTGAAAAAGAAGTTGCTGATTTTCTTTTCAGTATCAACAATCATCCCGGTTAACTCCCAACCGGATTGTCCAAGCTCGTTTAACCGTTGCTCGTCCGGTATCATTCCATAACCGAACGTTAGCACCTTGTACTCGAATTTTTTCATGTTTTATTCCTGTTTATCTGTTTCTTCTACTTCAATGAATATCACGTCGTTGTCGTCTGTTCTAAGTAATTTACTGCAATAACCAACCACATAATCAATAAGGAAATCGCATCCATATTCTGCAAATTGTTGCAAGAAACAGTTTGCACAATAATTTCCATTCCCCTCCACGCACTTCAACGTCTTGAGTCCAAACTGGAAGGTTTCGCCTACTTTATATTCAGTTTTTTCCATGATTTATACACTTTGATTATAGTTAAAAAAGTACACCCTCCCACACCAATCGCACTTGTGGTTGCCGTTGGAATGAGAAACTATGGTATATTTAACGCTACCACAATAAGGGCATACAGGGTATTTACAATTGTTATCCGAATGAATGGAAAATCTTGAAGTCGGGATCATGCCCATTCCAACCCGTATTCCAACCGTGTAATTGTCTACCAGTTTCATTATCTTTTCAACTCTATCTTCTGGGGGATAATCGGGAGACACGTTACTATACTTCGATATTATAATGTCGTGTATTTTGTTCTTTAATTCTTCTCTAGTCATGTTCTCTAAGTTTATAGACTATATTTTACCGTGTCATCTTCAATCCATACTCTTGAGGCATTACGTCTCATCATCACGCTATCGTGATAAACTTGGTTCTCTTTTGATAGTTTTGCCAACTCGGATTTAGTCAAACTTAATTCACGTTCTAATCTTTGTAATTTCTCGAAATCAGATTCACTACCATCTCTCATAAATGGAGTCATTCTCATCTCGTTCATTGCGTTCAAATGATCAACAAAATCGGCTGTTACTTTCTCTATCACATCTATTGATGCAAAAATTCCATGTTCTTGGAATATATCTGCCATCGCTTCAACGTCTTCTACATTCATAATTCTTTCTGTTTAAAGTGATCGATTATTTCATCTGCGGTTGCACGGTGAAATTTTGGAATGGTGTTATCCGGATCGAGGGGGTATTTATCAACTAATGATTTAAACAAGCTGCCCTTAGGTATATACGCACCCTGATTGGTCCAGCGTATTTCTTCATCATGAACAAAGTATTGATCCTCGTCCGTGTCGTCTCTCATGGCAGCGAGGGCGAGAAAGAGAGAGACATTTTCTCCGCAATCAACATCCCGGGAAATCCCATTCGTTACTTCTGCCATGTAATCACCTTGTTCTAACGGGTGAATTACGTGAACAGTACCACTGTCGGATGTTAATAGCCAACAATTACTACCCGGTTCTTTCGTGCAAACACATAAATCATACCCCATCTCTTCTAGTTTTTCCCGGAGTGATGGTGTATTTTTTCTTATGAAACAGGGGGTGGTGAAACTCATATTGAAAATTTTATAAATTCGTTATACGTTATCTTCCCATGTTCAGTGATATAATTCAATACCTTGTCAACTGGAATGTTTACCGGGAGGTCGTGTCCAATCTCGAACACGAACACGAATCCTTCCGGTGGTTGATCACATATCGTGATGTCATCTAATAATTCTTCCTTGTCTCCATTGTACCCGGACAAGTCAATCTTGTGCTTGAAATGATCTAGCACTTCATTCAAGGCCCAGTTCATGCTATCTTTATAGTAAGAAGCACTAATCAATAAATCTTTAGCTATACACGTGGATAATGGGGTGGTGTCTTTTTTACTCATAGAATTCTTTAAAATAATTTATCATCTCTTTCATAACCTTGTAAGCATCCTCCCCCATCACATTTGTCGAGTGAAATGGGGAATGTTTTAGCATTGCTATATTGTGTATGTTCAAGAACATGGTTTGAAACAATTCGATGTACTCTTTCAAGTTTTCTCTTCTCTCTGCATTTATCGCCTCGTCATCGGCGGGGCATATCGGTCCAACTAGGTCGGACACGATGTCTTGTAAATCTCTGTTTTTCATAGGTCGGATAGGTTGGGGGTGGGTGAATTTAATATTGAATCTACCAAGCTGGAAATACTAGTGGTCCTAGATTGAAATATATCGTTATTGTATCTACATTTGGCGTCATTAGCACATATCTTTCGTTGTTCTTCACATAACTTATCCGAGAATACTTGTAATGATTCCTCGAATACGGTCCAGTAGAATTGTTGAACTAGAAAAACGAATGTTAATAAATGTTCTTGCGGGGGTACTTGTTCTTTAAGTTTTTTCTCGTAATCCGGGCAGAACTTTTTAAAAAACTCTTCTTGTGTCATAATCAATGCTTTAATTTTTGGTCACCTTATCTATAAGGCGAGCAGATATTTATGATTTGCTCCCGACATTTGTGACGGGAGCAAGGGTATTTTATTATTTGAATTTTTCAATAATTTTATCAAGATAGTTCCTTAGCTTCAATATCTCTTCTTTGCTTGAACAAATCTCGGAAACTTCTTTTTCATACACTTGGTCACACGTTGAGATCATTAACGATGGTGTTTCTGTACCTATAATTCTTATCCCGTGTTCATCTACTGAATACATTTCGCAGTATTGTATTTCAAGACATCCACCGTTATCAAACGCCACGCTAACGGCGTTGTGTTCTTTTTCCCATTCGGAGATCTCGTCAAATGTCATATCTGACGTGCAGATGTATTCAAACTCTTCTGAGTTATCCGTGTATTTTCTTGCTTGGTTCATGGCATCTTTGAAAAATTCATCGCCATCCTTGTATGCTCTTTTCATGTTTTTATTCATAAATCTTATTTACAATGACTTATTTTAATACGTATTCAAACCGTGTTTAAATCCCCCATTTTTAGGGGATTTAAATTATGCTTGTAACACTTTAGGAATCCACTTTTGATTCCATTCTTTTCTTAAGTACCCGATTAACTGATCACTATTCGTGATAAATCCCTTGTTTATGAGTTTCGTTATATCACGTTCGATCTCTAACAATTCACGGGTTTGTATTTCCTCTCCTACTTTATTTCTCATGCCTCGTTCATGATCGTTGTACACGATGTAATTGATAGCACGGGCAACTTTTTTGATCGTGTCTTGCGTTAGATGTTTCGGTGTTATTTTTGAAATAGCGGAACACATTTCAATATAAGCGTCCCCAGCATCATTACGATACTTGATAAGTTGGTCGTAAACGAATTTAAGAACCTTTACCTTGAATGTTGGATTCAGCCACATTGAAAAATCGATAAACAAAAGCGGGGACATCCACGTGCCTGAATTACTGCCTCTTGAAGCCCTTGATTTTACATACACGGAATTCCGTGTATCGATCTTTTCCTCTATCATCAAGGCAGTTATAAATTCTTGCGTAGCTTTATTTTCAAAGTAATGATCTAGTTTCTTTTGTTGCCCGCTAGACTTGTTCCATTGCTTTAATAACTCGGTTGCGTTAAACATACCGTCTGATGTTCTTTGTAAAACGTCAAATTCACCCATCTTTCGAGTGAGTGTAACATTTGTTTTCATGATTTTAATTTATCGTTAGTAATAATAATTCAATAGTTTACTAGCCACCTTGGCCAATTCTTTTTTCATTTCCTTGTTCTCCTTTTCAACCTTTTCGAGCTTTGCCCAAGCGAATTGGCCGGACATGATGTTGTTGTTGAGAATAGCGAAGATATTTGTTAATTGCTCCTTGATGGTTCCACGTCTTAACAGGGACAGACCGGACATATCCCCGGCTTGCTGCACCCCGTGTTCTTTCTTTAACATTTTCTCGTGGCCCTTGATGTGTGAATTTATGTCCTCGCAGAGTTCCCGTATTGTTTTGACGATCTCATCCTCTCGCACTGTAACCCCGGCAAGTTTTCTTTCCATCTCGTTAAAGGCGTTGATGTAAGCCTCCTTGAAGCGAGCGGCTATCTTTCCGGTGAATCCCATAACTAACAGCGTGAAACCGTCTCTTGTCATGTAATACATCGGAAGCTTTCTTTTCACGTTATTGCGTAACTCGCTGAAATAGAAACACGGCGAAAAATTTCGCTCTGTGAATTCGGTTGAACACTCTAATGTTCTAATGGACTTCAAAACATCCTTGTGGGGTTTCCCGAAATACTCGGCTACTTTTAGAGAAGTAGTTACTACTTGGTCATGATTGACCATTACAAGCCCGTTAGTAGGGCATGGGGTAAAATTAATTGCTTTCATCTGGCTCTGACTAATTAGATGAATTAAACAAAATAGCAGCTCTATTTGATTCTAACTTGTCAGAGCCAACATACATCAAGGACGTATGTAACGAATCAAAATAGAACTGCTTATGCTTTCTATTATCCTTTGTCGATGCACTCTTGCAACGATCGTATGTTGGTTCTGACGTGACAAACATACGAATAAAATCAGATAAAACAATATTAACTACCTCAAATTTCTTTCCGGTGAAGCCCATAGCTAGGAAGGTGAAACCGTCACGGGTTAAATAATACATCGGCTCTTTTTTCGTGGCGTTATTAGGTAACTTCCTAAGATAGAACGAAGATTCAAAATTGAATGCTTGAAAATCACTACTACATTCTAAATTTCGAATGTCACGTAAAACGTTGTGGTGTGTCTTCTCGAATACTTTTGACACTTGTAAAGAAGTAGTAACAACCTTGTTGTTTACTACGGATACTAACCCGTTAGCGGAAACGGGGAATAATTCTAATTGTTTCATCTGGTCTTGGCATTTAGATGAATTAAACAAAAACAACTCCACGCAATCAAAATCTGCCAAGACCACATACATCATAGAGACATATGAACTGATTACGGGAGTTGTTGTATTTTCTCTCGTCTCTAAAGCCATCGCACTCTTGCAACGCTTGTATGTAAATCTTGGCATCACAAAAGTACGAATAAAACCGGATAAAACAAATTCCACGAAAAAAGCGAGTAGAAAATTACTCGCCTTGATACTAAAATTATAAATATGTGGAAGGTTAGTCTTCTATATCAAAAACATCCAAAAGCTTTACAATTTTATAAGCAAACGGTTTGTTGTTCACGTTCTGAATAATAACATCAACGGCAAACACTTTCTTTAATGGATTATTTTTTGAATTTATTATCTGGTCCTTGATTCCATCAGATTCAAACAAGAGGTTTAATGCCTTTTTGTTTAACGCCTCTATTATCCCTTTATTCCCGGAATTGCTATTGATACCACGTATTTGATACATCGTCATGAGTTGATTCGTGTGAATCTCATCTTGCTCGGATACTGATTTAATTGATTCGATCTCTTTGTCAATTAGATTCTGAGTGCCATTACTCCCCATATAATTGAAAGTACAACCATTATAGACAACATTACTAACATCTCCTTTTATCACTTGAATGTCCATTTGTCCACCTTGATCTTTGGAAGGTATCGACAATATATCATGCAAGTCTTGTAATTCTTTGGCTGTCAAATCTGGTTTGTCTCCCGTTGATGAAGCGAAGTAATCATACACACTTTTCAAATTCTTGGCAAACTCCATGATCAAGTTGAAATTTTCCAAAAATGGTATCATGGATATTGACACGAGTTCCACGAGGTGAATATCAATAGACCCTTCTGTTATTTTACTGACACACAATTTAGCGTTAGATAGTTCTTTTGATCTACCATTCTTTTGTGCAAAACTGGAAAAATAAGAACCAATAGCGTTCATTGAGGCAGTAAAATCAGACACTTGAATAGGTTCTGAATTCTTGATATGAATTCTCAATGCAAGCTGAGAGTTATCATTACATTGTCCCATGATCTTTCGTTTTAACAACATTTCAAACATACAACTATTATCCGTAATTTCAAATTTCAACGCCAAATTTTTATGACCTAGGATTCTCTATAACCTCAAAGCTGTACACCCAAACGAAAGGATTGGATTCCCAAGTACCCTTGCCGGAGACACGATCTATCAAGCTGACGAATGCATCACGGGGCGTGTCGAAAAAGTAATTACCTATGCCATCATGGGTGTAATACACTTTAGCGTGAGAGATGTGTTTTTTGATCCCTTCTTGTAGGCAATCTTGGTTAGAAATGTCCTGCAATCTCTCTACTCTAATATCTGTTATCTTGATAGCGTACGGCATCAGCTCGGGCTTGACGAACATCTTATTTTTAAATCCAATCCCAGACAAAGAAGGATCATCATCAATAGGCAACCCGATATGAAGCTCATAAAATATATGTTCGTAACTCATGGCAATGGCAACCACTTCGCCGACCTTGTATTTGGGAAGTATTTCACCTCCATCAAACTCACGCTCATCTGCATCATACATACACGGATAACCAATTATCTTTTTATCAGATGGACGGATATGTACGTTAAAACCACCTACCCATTCACCTTTAAAAGCTCTTGGGCATTTGATTACTCTCCTCGTCATGGTCTTCTGGCCGTCAAGAACGGCTTTAGTAAGTAGAAATTTATCATTGAACATTATCTTTTTCATAACTAATCTTCAATTAATTCTGGATTGTCTATTACATTACCTATCACTTCACATTCGAATATCGGTCTTGACTTTTTCATGTTTCCAAAGAATGCACAAAGGCTAATTATGCAATCAGGTATTTCAAGAATAAATCCCCCGTCCTCGAAACGAACTTGCGACACGTATTCTTTTTTCAAGTCACCTTTCAATTCATCAAGAGGGAACGCATCAAGGAAATCATCATCCTCATGCATAAAATCGTTTTCAAACTCTTTTGCCCGTAAAACATCTCCCTCGTATACCTCCTTCCCATTCTTGTCAACCAATCCCGTGAATTGTCCTACCGTTTCGGGAATAACCCCAACCCATGCGTTTTCTCCTGTTTCGAAGAAAATATCATGCGATTTTCGTTTTATGGTTCCATGGGAAATTGTCATGCTTTCCACCCATTCACCACCATTAACCCTTTTTCCCCTGAACTTTATTTGTCTTTTCATGTTCATTTCTTATTTTACTTTTCGATCATTTTCTAAAATAACAGGAGAGGATGTTTTAGATTTCTCCTGTTTTTGACAATAGCGTTTTATCAACATTCAAGAAATCCATAACCATGCGCTTGAAATCGTTCTTGAACATGGATGCCGTTTTCATGAACTTGAAATCTTGCAAGGACAAGTCATTGATGTAGTAATAAAACGCCTCGTACTCGTTATCAAAATTCTTTCCCCAGAAAGTGTTCGGGTGCGATTCCATGAACTTCTTTATCGCTCTCATGAGATTGATGGCGTACCGGGGAAACGTTTTAAACTCGATTCTCATTTGTGGCTTCGTGGCAAGCGGGCATCCAACACAACCATGCCGGGTGAAGTTGTACGGGGCATCGTAGTACTTCATGTACGGGAGACCGTGCTTGTGAATGTATTCCCACACTTGTTTCTCCGTCCAGAACACGATAGGCAACACGTGACACGCTCCCTTCATGCTCTTTCGACTATCACATTGCTCCGGCTCGTAACCAGAACGGTTACTTGATTCATCACGTCTCATGCCTTCCAAGTTTCTTTTCCCGATCCCGTAGCTCTCTTTCAACACCTCGCAACAGAAACGTCTCTGCCTTGAAGGGAAACCTTTTCTTGCTACCAGTTGAAGGAACGATTCTTTCGGGTTAACGATCTTGACTTCCGGGTAATTGTCCCGGATAAACGGGATCGTTCCGGGCGGGTCTATCGTGGTGTTAGAATAAACTGGCTCGAACTTCACTCCCGACTTTTTAGCCAGATCCAGCAAAACAACGCTATCCTTACCTCCTGAAAAGCCGAGGTTGTAAACTTGATCGGTTTCCAGCTTGCGGATGAGATCAATGCTTTTTCTCACGTGTTCTTCCATTTCCTGTTTTTGATTATGCCGTTTTCTTTTTAGCCCGAGCCTCTGCCATGCAAAACTCGTTATCGATGATTAATTTCACCCTATCGCATAACTCCCCGAATTGTATTGCAGCCTCGACACCTCCAGAGTTCATCAATTCCCTGATCTTTGAAGCCGCTTTCTTGATCGCCTCCACCTCCGGGGTCATGCTTTTCATGATGACCGTGTTGTCGTGTCGTTTCAATTCGTCCACGAAATCGACCATCAACGATTCGATCAAGTCTGCCATCACGGGTATCCGGTTTAGCTTTCTCAGCAAGCTATTCCGATCCTTCTCGCTCATTTCCATTACCACCTGTTGCACGCTCACGTGTTCGTACCGGTTCAACTTCAAGCAAGCGTCAAGTTCTTGTCTCGCTCTCTTCATGCCCACGAAATCTTTCTTGATGATGCAATCCCGTAGTTTATTTCTTAATCTCTCTTCTTTTGTCATCTTAATCCTGTCTTTTAAAAATCCTTTGTTCAAATTCTTTCGTGTGGATGATTGAATTTTTCATCCGTTCCTCGGTTTGAAAGAAGTAGATAGCGTTTCCCTTCTTGACCCGGAACTTGCCGAGTTTAGGGGATTTGATTTTCTTCTGTTTTATGATTTCCTCGTCACGCCGGGCCAGTTCTCTCGTGTTCTGGAAGTCCGGGTGTTCAATACCGTTGGCTGTCATGATATTATTAAATTTTAAAATGGTGCTTTCTCGAAATCTTCCGGGTTGAAATCGAAATACGTTTGAGCTTCCATTTCTCGTTTTTTTATACTGTTTACCAAATGATTTTCGTTGTCCCATGATAATCTTTCTGGGTGCATCTCGTTATACGGCGAATATCTTCCGTTATTGATGTTATACTTGAACACGGCCACACCCGGTTCTCCAAGGTGTCGAAACTTCACTTTCCGGACGTACACGTCAACAAGATTATCAACTCCCCTTCGATTCACCACCAATCCGAAATCGCACTTGTTATAAAAATTTGCACTGCCGTTGATGTCATATAGTGTTGGTACTTCCAAGTCATTGGTTTCCTTGTTCTTCTTCATCTTGGTAGGGTGCGCCATGAGTATAACTAGAACGTCATGTTTCTGGGCGAATATCGTCATCTTGTCTAGTTGCTTGGATATGAAGTTTGTCTCGCTAGTTCCCGGTGGAATGTTACTTTCAACTCGATTCCAAGGGTCTATCACCAACGATTTGATCCCACGTCTACGAACAAGATATTTAGCCTTTTCAAGAATGCTATCGAGAGTGAAATCATCCCCTCCCAAGAAGAAAAAATTATCTTCCATGTATTCTTTCACTTGCCTGTACTCGTGCGATGACAGGTGAAGACTATCAAATTGTTTCCCCGTTATCTTGGATATGATCTTTGAAGCGTGATACTGTAACGGGGCGTTCTCCGGGGAAAAGTAAGCGAACTTCCAATCATGTAAAACGTTAAGTCTTTCGGCTATCTCGTCTATAAACTCGGATTTACCGCTTCCCGGGACCCCCGTGACCACGCACAACCTCTTCGTTTCGAAGCTACACAAGTTGTCAAAGTTCTCGTGTCCTATCGTCACTCCTTTTTGCATCCCCTTCTCGAAAAGCAAATCAAGCGATTGCTCGAAATCCTTCACCGTGAAAACGCCATCAATCTTTATTTCCCTTGCGTTTTTCAAGGTTTCTAACAAAGAAACGGACCCGTACTTGATCAAGTGTTCGTTAGCGTCCTTGCAACCTTCACCGTATTCCACGATCTTGCACCTTTCAGCACCAAACCTTCGGATCAATTCCTCTCGTAAAACCAATCCTTTCTTGTCAGAATCGGAAGCCACGTAAATGGTATCCTTGTCCTCGAAGTGAGAATCGATGAATCGATCAAGGTATGAAAGGTTCGAATTTGCCCCGTTAGGAACGCTTACGGCCATTTTATAGCCACAAGTGATATAACTTAAAGCATCAAACTCACCCTCGGTTATAACGCACTCTTTAGCCCCTAAAATCGAATCTATGTTGTAAGGGATCAATTCAGCCCCCTGCGCTAGCTTGAAACACTTGTCCCCAGTCCTGTACTTCACGTTAACAAGTTCGCCGTTCTCGAAATAGTTAAACTGAACCGTGTTACACCTCGCACCCTTCTGCGGCATGAACTCCAATCCCTCCGTTATCTTCATTTCCTTGAGAGTGTTTTGGGTGATTTTCCGACTTTCAAAGTACTCGACAAGCTTGTCAGACAATCGGGTAACATTTTTGTACGAGGGTCTTATGTAGCTTTTCTCCATCTTGAAATAATCTTTTTCTTTCTCGTTTATACCACCACTCCACCCGCAATAATGACAGTGAAAAACACCCTCCGTTAAGTTCACGGAAAGGCTTCTATCATGCTTGTTTGACCTCGATTCTCTACATTTAGGACAAAACGTCTTGATATTCCCGGATGTCCTTCCGTGAGGAATATCTATACCTAAATCTTGCCAATTCATGTTTTATCCTCCAGATACGGTCCATCTCTCGTTAGTCGCGTCCCACTTCGCATCTTGGGATGGCCTGTACGGTGCGTTCAGAGGTATTTCTCTCGGGTTGTCCCGTGAGCCGTAGAATTTCTTCCCGCCCTCAATCCAAACTCCAAGCCCAAGTGCTATTGGTGACGTGCCAACACCCGTGGATACATGATTTTTCTCGAACTCTTGCTTGCCGTGATCCCTCCACCAGTAGAAAAACCTTCTCTTGGCATCGTTTAACGTCTTGATCGTTTCCTCGTTTCCAGTCGACACTATCCATGAAAAGAATTTTGCCAGTTCGTCAGCGATGACTTTCACGAACTTGTCCCCGATACCTGATGTCATTGCTTGCTTTTCAATCCAGAAGTCATCAGAAAGCATTTCATCCTTGAATCTTTCAAAAACATCCCTCGTATCCCTCTGGGGGATTATAGGGGGAATATTCTCTTCTTTTTTCTTTACTTTACTTTTCTTTTCTTTACTTTGTGTACTTTCTTCCGAATTTAATAGGGTTTCTTCCGAAGAAATCACTATTTCTTCCGAATTTATATCCATTTCTTCCGAAGAAATAAGGTTAAATTCCGAAATAATAAATTTTCTTTTTGCGAGTTTGCAAATGTTCTCGAATCTCTCTTGTATCCCTTTTGATGTTAGAATTTTGTCTGAATTAAATAATTCTTTAGACAATAACCCGATTACCATGCAGCATTTAATCACCTCTCGTATATACGCCTCTTCAAAGCCGGTTTGTTCCGACATACTGAATGGCAACTCTTCATCCCACCTCATGTAATACCCTTCTTTATAGATATTACATAGCAGGAGAGCATACACGACTACAGCTTTACCGCCCTGATACTTGATTAATTTTCTAATTTTGAGGTCAGAGAAAAAATCTATCTCGAAAGGGAAATAACTAAGTCCTATTTTTTTATTTCTTCCCATATTTGCTAGTGTAAAATATTCCTCCCTTGCCTTTAAGGGCCATAATTGAAACCCCGTGGGAGAATCCCTTTTTACGGAGTTTCAAGTACCACATGATGAATTTTATCTTTCTAATCATGTATTTTTTATTTCTCGTTTTGAACCGCTTGAAGGAACAACCCTGCCACGCACGCCCCGTGATAATCGAGTGTTGCCGTGTGCTTCTTGCAGAAATCGGCAAACCTGTTGAAGTTACCGGAACTGATGATGTAGTAGTACGCCTTGTTCTTGGCGTTCTTCTCTATCTCTAGGGCGTTCCTGCAAGATTCAAGCTGTCCTTGTAACGAATTGATTTTAGATAGCAATTTACCCGTTTCGTGGGTGGACGTGCGTTTAATCGTACCTTGTACGTTGTCGGCAAATTTCAAGTTCTTGGTCATTAGCTTTGAAATTTGTATTTAAAAAGGGCTACTCAACCCCGATTGTTCGACCAAGAACACCATTTACATATTTGCAAACGGCAGCTACGGGTATTGAATAGCCCTATATCTTTGCTGATATAAACTATCAAACGGCATAAAAATACCATTTGCAATTATATGTATGTGTTCTTGGTCTGAACACCACAAAGATACAACAAATTTCAAAATGCCAATTAATCAATCGAATATTTTATTCTTTAATCAATTCCTGTATTCTCGCCAGCTTGCCCCTTAACATCGTTATCTCGTCCATCGCTGCCTCGAAAGCGTTAGCCAGCATCTCGTAGGCCGTCATGCTGACGAATTCTTCTTCACGTTTTACCGTCTTGAATTTCACTTCTACTTCTACCGGGATCGTGATTTTCCCGGCGTGGTTTTCTCTTTTCTCGCTCATGTGTATTTTTATTTAATTTGTTCTACTTTTTCAATTGCTAAAAATATTTCATAAACTAATGGCGGGACCATTGAATTACCTAGAGCCTTTATCGATTCTTGTCGCCATCTTGAAAAGGTGATACCAGATAGCCTTCCGGAAATCCCATCATCTCCTCGACGAATAGCGGGTTCAGTTGTAGGGAAGTTTTGCCAGCTAGGTCGAACACTTTGCAAATCTCGTCTGTTAAATTGAATTTTCCCCTGTCCTTTGTCACGTTCCCCCTTGATTCCTGTGCTTTCGGTGTCGGTAGCATACCGTTCACTGCTAACGAGTGTAATCCCTTTCCCATCTGGCTGTTCGGGTTGTAAGTCTTCGTGTACTTCGTCGCTTCTGATGCGTTGGGAGTGGGAAGTAATCCCATCTTTGCGGCAAGAGCGATCGTTGGTCTCTCCTTGGCATTCGGTGATATGCTTTTGTTTATTCTCCCTGATCCTGAATCTATAGCCGTTGGGGTTGGCAACATCCCGTTGTAAGCCATCTCCGGCAACCCCTGTTGCTCGCTGTTGGGTCCCCGTCTCCTGTAATCCTGCGCCATCGGTGTCGGTAACATCATCCCTTCTTGCCAGAAACCACACCCGGTCTCTCCGGTGGGGCGCTCCGATGGCACAAGCCGGTATAACAACTGGCTGGACTGAATATCCGATTGACGCGAGGTCGATTCTGATTTGCTCGATAACGTATCGTTGTCGTTTCTCGTAAAACGTGTAATTCTCTCCGCAAACGTCCGTGTAACTTCCCACTTTAGTCTCCTCGCCGGGGAGTACCATCGTGATGATTCCACCAACGTTTTCACCAATAAACCAAGTGGGTCTAACTTCGTTGATGACACGAAGCACCTCCGGCCAGAGGTAGCGGTCATCTTCCGCTCCATTTCGCTTTCCGGCGCAACTGAACGGTTGACAAGGGAAACCTGCCGTGAGGACATCAACTCGTCCCCTCCATTCTCTAAAATCTTGCTCGAATATGTTTCCATAGTGTGTTGCTTTAGGGTAATGATGTTTTAATACTTTGTTGCAGAACTCGTCTATCTCGCAGCTAAACAAGTTTTCCCACCCCATCCACGTGGCGGCGAGTTCACAGGCACCGATACCGGTGCAAAGGGAGGCGTGTGTCATTGTTCTATCTCTCATAATTCACGCAAGTGATGTTGTTGTCTTTATCTTGTTAATTAAAGTATCCAGATCAACGCTGTTCTCGATAGCCTCGTTTTTACCACCAGTAATCTTGTTTGAAATCTCCCTCTTGTCTTGAATTATTTGGTATATATCCTCGTCGATAGTGTGTTTCCCCAAAAAATAAACACATTGAACGGAATCCTTTTGCCCGATTCGGTGACACCTGTCCTCGCATTGGTCGGTGTCGGCAGCGTGCCAGGGAAGTTCAACGAATGAAACTATAGAAGATGCCGTTAATGTCAATCCCACCCCGGCGGCTTTTATAGAGCAAACGATCATTCTAACCTCTGGATCATTCTGGAAAGCATCGATATTTCTTTGTCTCGTTGTCATGTCATCATCTCCCGTGATCGTGACTGCGTCAGGGAACGCTTGTGTCAACATCCCGCAAACTTCCTTTTGATGTATGAAAACCACGATTTTTTCACCAGATTCTAAAACGTCGGAGATATAATCTTTCACTGCGTTTAATTTTCCCCTTGCCGAGATATTCTTTAACACCCCAATCCTCACCATTATCTCGCCTCTCATCGATCTCGCCACTTGCTCGTCTGTTGCCGATTTATACTCTTTCAAGTAAGAAGCGAGATCATCAAGGGCGGAGTTGTACTCGTCTCTATTATTTATATCGCACGGGACAACCGTTCTTATCTTGTCGGGGAGATCTTTTAAAACTTCCTTCTTGTTCCTAGAATAGAAGCAATTCTTGTTTAGCAAGTAATTTAATTCCTCCATGTTGTCGTTGTACCCGTATTCCGCGACGAATTTAGAATAACCGCCAAACTTGTCGATCTGGTTGATAATGGCTAGCTGGGAGGCTAGATCTTTAGCCTTGTTCACTACAGACGTTCCGGTTATGGCGAAGATCACCTCTTTACCCGTGGTGATTCCTTTCGTTAGCTTGGATTGGAGGGAAGAAGGCTCTTTAACCCTGTGGCACTCGTCTATAATAACAGATTTGAACAGTTTTATATTCTCGGTGAAAATGATGTCTTTCAATTTTATCGGGGTTCCCGGTTTGTTGCAAATCTTCGTGACGAAGTATTTCTTCAAGCTCTCGTAGTTGACTATGAAAACATCGTTTTTTATAGAATCCCCGAAAATGCTTTTCCCTTGCGCGAACAGGTGCCACGTGAATTGATTTTGATTGTTCAATATGCAGGCTTTTTTATCCGTCCACTGGTGCCACTCCCTTTGCCAGTTTATTTTTAACACGGAAGGGCAGATAACAAGGCAAGGGAAAGCGTCTAGTGCCACTACCGAGGCGATACCTTGACAGGTCTTTCCAAGTCCCATTTTATCACCTATAATCGTTCTCTTGTGGATTATATTGTACGCCACCCCTTCTCTTTGATAAGGGTAAAGGGTCATCTTTAACGGTATTTCGGTTTTTAATTCTGGCATCGGGGGTAACTCGTAATCTCGTTTCTCGTGTTCTCTAGTGAAAGCGAAACCGTATTTTTGCCCGAACATGATCACTTGCGGGGCGTAACATTTTGGAAAAATGTAAGACTTCCGCCTTTTGTCCTTCTCGGATCCCGGACAAATCTCCATTAATTTTTTTATCGCCCAAGTAAGTCTTTTATCAAACTCGAAGGTGATTTCAAACCCCTCGTTAAATTCCTTTACGCGCATTGTAATTCCTTGACTTTTTTCGTGTAATACTCTATTAATGTTTCTAGTTCAAACTCGGTATATTTCTTTGTTTGATTTGATTCCCATTGGAGCAAGTCGAACCTCTCTTGACCTATTTTCTTTAAAAGGTTATCGTGATAACCATGAAGATGATCTGCTTTAAATCGATTACATCCAGAACATTCCGCATGACAATTTACCTCGCTATACCTGGTAGATTGATTTTTTCTACTAAAATAATGACCGCAATCAGCCTTTTCAAAAGGTTTTACTTCACCACAACTTATACACCGGAAATACTTGTGTTGAAAATCTTTACTATCCCTTAATCTTATATAGAGGCTGAATATCTTATCTAGTTTTTTTTCGAGTGTTTTAACTCGACTTTTACTAGTCTTTTTAGTTGTTTTTTTCTTTATGTAATAGGGCATGATTGTATTTTTAATCCAAGGGAACACTACCCGGTTGTACTTCCCGGGAATACTTGTTTGCAACCAAGTACTTTCATGTTCCCATCTATCAAAGGTTTGAGAACGGGGCGGGAGTCGAACCCGCTGTAACCATTTACCGTCCTATTGGTCCTCGAAATAAGGGAACACGTCCATTATATTGGAATCACCAACTTGCACGATCTCGAACGGGACAACGTAAGTGGATAGGGATTTTTGCAAGTTCTCTAACGCCTTATCAACATTATCCCCGGCAACGAGAAAGTACTGGTTCGATCTCTTCTCCCTGCCGGAAATGCTGTCAGCGTCAATGATCGCTACTTTCGCTTTGAACCACTTGTCATCATTGCCGTCTTTAGATTCTACCAACTCGGTAATGTTGGATTTCTTTATCGCCTCTATGTAGAAATCGACCTGAATTATCTCTCTTAATTTCTCGATAATTCTACTCTCCGCTTCCGTGAAACTAACGGCATCCAATAGGTATAATTCGGACACTTTTCTTTGCTTACCGTCTTCGCCGACTTTCACGTATTTTACTTTTACTTCAAACCAATTCGCTGTCATAATTTTATTGTTTTAATATTTTAATCGTTCCAATTACGTCCATGCCTCGCACAACGTAATATTCATTCTCTTCCTTAGGGGATTGTTCAAGCGTCCAGCAAGTCGTTAACACGTGCCTGTTAATCTCTCGCTGTAACGCTTGCTTGTCTGCCGGGTAAACAATCTTGTTAACGTTGTTCCTCCCGAGGTTTATTAGCTGTACTTCCATGTGATATTTTTTTACTTCTTTCAAGTTTTCTTTTCAATAACACCGCCTTCCTCTTGAACTCGAGCTCACGAACAGATACCCCCGTCACGTGAGACGGTATCGATTCGAGAAACTTGATAATATCCGCGTGCAAGGTATTCGAAAGTTGTTTCATCGTTGATTGATGCCGTTAGAGAATCTCATTTCTTCTTTTGCCTTGCTAACTACCGTCCTTAGCCAGTCAAGTTGATGCGTGGCAGCTTTGTTCAATCTCTCGATAGAATTGACAAGAAAATTTTCTCTCTTGCACGTGGCTTCAACCAGTTGTTTTAACATGGAGGCGGGACAGCTAGCGTGTTTCCCGAGGTTATAAACGATGCTTTCGGATATAGCGGTATCCTGATGATACTTGGCATCCGCGAGCATCTTGCCCGTTCGAGCGATAAACACGGATAATTCGTTTCCCCTCTCGATAACTAGATCCGGGTTGTCTGGGGGAATCTCCGAGAGGTAGGTGTCAATATCCTCGACCTCCCTCTCTAAATCTTCTATAGGTGTAATATTCATGCTGTTTGTTTTAAATCACCGAACATCTCCCAGTACTTGAAAGCCAGGTCAAAACATTTGTCTTGACCGGACTTCCAGAGTTTATCTCCCCGTTTAATCTTAACGGTAAATACTTTAAAATTCTCCTTGGAAATTCCTATCAACACGTCTTGGGTAGAACCGGATATGTTCATGTAAAAAAATCTCTGCCTGTCGTAATCGAAGAAAGTGACGGCATCCTCGAATTGCTTTTGCGTGGTGGCGGAGGTGCTTTTTATATCACCACCCCAGCCGAGAGAGGGCATCCACAAGTCCCATTTACACCTCACGGGAAGAAAGAATTTAATATCATAATCGAATAACTGCCCGTGGTTAATCATTATCTTCTGTGGTTCAGATATAGACAATATCCCTTTTGCCATTTTATCCCTGAAAAACGATTTCTTCATCTCCTCGGCTCTAAGAAAATCATCCTCCGTTAAGGCGTCATCACCACAGGTGTAATTGAAATAATTCACTTTCTGAGGTTCGGTGATCATGTGGTCTATCAGGTTCCCGAACTTGAATGATTCCGTCGGGTCTCGTTCAAATGTCCCGTAAAGGTCTTGCTTTAGCTTGGACAGGTCGGAATTGGACACCTCCGACCTGTCGTAGTATGTATCTTTCATTTCGCTGAAACTATTTCAACGTACTTGATCGTGTTCGAGTCGATTATTTCAGCGTTCTTGTTCGCGGTGTCCTCGCAGAACTTCTTCATCTGGGCGATGGTCTTTTTCTCGATTTTCTCGTTGGGTAAATTCTTACCTTCTCTTTCGAACCAAAACATGAATATCTGACCGTAGCCGGCGGGATTAAGAACCTCGATTTTCAATTCCTTTTTCACGTTTGCCGTGGGTACTTGATAATCTTGATCGAACAAAGTTTGAAGTGTTGCACCTGTTTTCTCTGCCTCTATGTTAGCGGTGGACTTTTCTGAAAACTTTAAAAGTTCTTGTTTTCTTTTTTCAGCTTCTTTCACCGCCCTCTCTTCGGCTTCTTTTTTTAACCTCTCTTTTTCGGCAGCGTTAGCCTCCGCTATATTAATTAATTCCTGTTTTTTGGATTCCACTCTATCTAAATAGTATTGAATCTTTTCAGAAACGGATTGCTTGAAGATTTGCTCGTTATTGGCGATCTCACCGGGAGCAACAGAATCGTAAATACCGTTTATTTCCTCTTTAGATAGGAATTTAACCGGTGGATAAACAGTTATTCCCCCGCCAAATGACGTGTCGAAATTCTTTATAGCCTCTTTTGTCAAGGAAACGTTAGTTATATTCATCGAGTTGAAGATTTCATCCAGCTTGTTGTAAGCTGTTTCTAACTCTCTAGTTAGGCTGGTGGAAAACGCTTGCTTGAAAAATGCCCTCGTGTCAATCTTCTCTTGTTCTATAGCGGCTTGTCTCGCTCTCTCGGCGGCTACTTTTGCTTCCTCGTCAGCGAGGAATTTAGCGAAATCATTCCTGAATTTCACGATTTTGATAATTTTCTCGCCAGTCTTTCCAAGCTGCCCCTCCATTTCCGTGAAATACTTTCTTATTTGATCGAAGGCTTGCGTGATAGGTTTGCGCCGTTCCATCATGGCCGATGCAGTTTTACTTGCCTTCTGGATGTAATTTTTACACTCTTCATCAAGTGCCCTCACGTTTGGAGTGTCCTTGATCTCGATTTGATTTATCTCGTCGATAAGTTTATCCGCTACCGCGGTCGCTTTCTCCAGGGATGTCTTGTTCTGTTCCACCACACTTGAAGCGGAAGAAACGACCAGTTGGAGGTCGTTGTTAGTTGTTGTTAATGTTGTTTCCATGATTAAAAAGGTTCATCGGGGTTATCCACTATAGTTACGCCACCTTCTTGCGTGGCGATCTCTTCGGCAGTTGTTTGTTGTTCTTCGTCCTCTCGTTCTTCTTGAACTGGTACTTGATTGTAAACGGGTTCGTCAAGACCGTAGTCAATCGCTTGCGCTTCCTCTTGTAGCCTGGAGAATTGACCTAGTTTTAATTTCGGAAAAGTTTTGAAGGCGTGTTTTATAACCTTCGCCTCAAGGAAACCCGTGTCAATTTGCCCGTTGTTACTTTTATACAAGGCATTTGAATCGCCATATGTATTACCATCCTTATCTCGTTTTTGATTTTTTTTCAATGAATACTCTTTTAAACGGTCTATATCTTCCGGCAGCATCCAGAAAAAATCGAAAGAGCCATCCGGTCGGGTTAGTTTTATGAAAGCCCCGATAATTGTCTTGCTTTTTCTAGGGATAGAAGCCGAGTACACGACAACTTTTTGCCCCGTTTCGGTCACTCTAGGTTGAAACTCGTCCCCCTCGAAAACGACAACCGGACGATCCGCGTACAATAATTGCCCGGCTTGTATTCGTAGGTCAAGCTCCCCGTAAGGACTGATCTCTATCGTTGCCCTTTTTTCCCATGATTGCTTGTCCTTAGTCCCGACGTTTACGTTGTTCGGGATAACGTACAGGAGAGGCCTTGAATTGTTTTCAAGCGTGAGTCCCATGTTAGCAATATCAAGCATTATCCCGTAAATGGAAAAACCGTTACAACCAGATAATGACGGGTTGGATTGAATGATCCTTTGCAAGTTGTATTTCTCTTGCTCGAAAAATAGTTCCCCGTTTTCAGAATCATGGATCCTGTTGTACAGGGCGATGAAACGGTCCCTAACGATCTTGTTTTCTAGAACCTCGATCGGTTTCATGGCTTTTAGCTGATCGATGGTCAGCTTTTGTTCGTTTGAATTATTTTCCATACATTTGTAACTGAATTAATTAATAATTGACAACCCCGGGGAGTCGAACCCCGGTAACGTGCCCCGGCACGGGTTGTACGCTGGCATAATGCACCTTTGACGTGCGACTTTCGCCACTCCCGGAGTGTTGCCCGGAAGTTCACCAGCCCCGCTCGACTATGGCGGTATATGTTATAGTCTACCAGTATTTCAAAGAACTTAACCGCTGCTTTCAAAGGAGGCGGTTTTCTTTTTTAGAGAGGTGGGAAGGTGACTCGAACACCTTGTAATGCGTGTGTGAAAAGAGGGAAGATGCTTCTCCAAGCTGTTACCCACCGTGTGCCGGGACTTCCACCCGGCCGTTTTTAATTACCAACAAACAAATAACAGAACTAAAGAACCTTGCGTAGAGAGCTTACAGGAACCTTCATCATAGAGCCACGTGGCTGCTTAATAATGGCTAACCCGTCTTTCTTGTCAATACTCTTGAAGGTGAAGATCCCTTCCACGTGGGTTGTAGTTACTTTATCACCTTTTTTCATATACTTAAATTATTATCTATCAACTTCCGTGAATACCCCGTTGACTAACTTGTAATAAGTGTCTTCTTTTATTTCAATCCCATCAACTTTTTTTGTCACAACGTTAATCGGAACCCAGTTGTCATTTACATCTCTTTCCCATTCTGAAAGTGTTATCCAAGAGCCAATTTTCGCTTTTGCTATTGAATTATGTCCAGCACACATTACCACGCTATTCTTACCCGATGAACCAATCTGTGCGTAATTACCCGATGAACCGATCCGTGCGTCATTACCCGATGAACCAATCCGTGCGCCATAACCCGATGAACCGATCCGTGCGTAATCACCCGATGAACCAATCTGTGCGCCATAACCCGATGAACCAATCCGTGCGTCATTACCCGATGAACCGATCCGTGCGTAATCACCCGATGAACCAATCTGTGCGTCATTACCCGATGAACCGATCTGTGCGTAATCACCCGATGAACCAATCTGTGCGTCATCACCCGATGAACCGATCCGTGCGTCATTACCCGATGAACCAATCCGTGCGCCATTTTCGTTAGACTTATTCAAGTCTTTCATGTTATATTTAGAGAATATTGTTTGTTCTTTCAGCCACTCTACGCCCATTTTGAACAATCCCGCAAATCCTATTTCAGCATTTATCTTTATTCGCTTCCCACAAACTTTAGAATCTATTTCTTTACCTTCCGCAATATCTTCCAACTCTACCTCGCAATACTTCCCTTCCACGTCATTGTAGTAGTTTAGAACATCAAGCGGGTTCGTGCAAGCGTGAAAACCTTTATTGCATAATACCGCTTCTTTTTCCTCGTATTCTTTACCTACCTCAAACTGAAATCCTCGACACGTGAAATCTTTATTAAAACCTTTATATGCTTTCATATCTGTTATTTATTTGTTTGGTTTCCAAAATTTCGCCCTTTCGAGTATCACTACTTTGTCCGGGCTGACTTATATCTACTTGTCAAAGAAATGTTTTATCCATTGAACCATTTCCAGAATCCCATCCCCGTCTTTCTCGTAAGCCTCGATGCATTCCTTGCAAACGATAACCCCGTCAATCAACTCGCAATCTTCATCGTCCACCATTTCACCGCATACTTTACACTCGTCCTGTAAAGGAGCGTTACTTATCCCGGTGTTCCCGTGCCAAGGGCAATAGGGGTGATCCTCTGATCCGAAGGGTGCGTTGTAGTAGCTCATGACCGCCTAACCTTACGAGTTCTCAAATACTCTATACCAAATCCCAACGTCAAAACAGCACAGAAGGCCGAAACGTACAATTGATGCGTGGCTGGCTCGCCCGTGGGGGTCTTGCCGAATAATCCCCCAATCAAGCTGACGATCGTGAGGATGAAGAATATTCTCGTGTATGTTTTCATAATCCGCAACCTTTATATTCTGTTTTTTCTTCCGTGAATGATTCCATGAATTTTCTCAATGCGCTTATAGAGAAAAATATCTTCTTTCTTATCTTGATAGGTCTAAGTCCCATCTCAATCCAAGATTCTAGCGTGTCCTTCTCGATCCTTAACGTTTCCATCAAGGCATCTCTCGGTATGAAACCGATCTCGTCCGCTCCGATAGGTCGTTTAGTCGTTGCCATCACAATAAACCTTGTTTGTTACAGAATGCCACTAGCTTCTTCCCGTTAGCCTCTAAGCCGAATCGCTTGCAAGCCCGGAAAATCGTACTCTTGATAGCGTCGGGAGACTTGTGCAACTCGTTAGCTATCATCTTTTGAGAATAACCATCCGCCAGTAGCGGCATGATCTCTTTCTCGACTGGGGTTAGCCTGAACTTGGGTGCAGCCTCGCAGATCATGTTCTTGCAAAACTGCCGGTAAGGACACTGGATGAATTCAGAATGCAATATGCCATCTTCATCTATATCCAGAACGTTATCCGTCGCACCACACTTGCAAGCAAAAAAACGAGTGACGATCTTCCAGTGAAACAACGGCCTGTTAAACCGGCAATCAGAGAATTCCTTTTCCAGTTTCTTCACGGCATCCGGGTAATTCTCGTTAAGCCACGCCATCGCAACCCCGGTGAACTCGTAATCATTCTTGTTGTACACCCTCGTCCCTCCTTCCACGCTATACTGGATCTTTCCCGAAGGCGTCAAGCTAAACTCTATGCTTTTTAACTCTCTCATGATACAAGGAATTAGGCAATTCTTTTGATGATCACTGAATCGTCAGCGAGAGATATAGAGAATATCCCCTTCCCTTCTTTCTTTAATCGAACTGCCATTTGTTTCGCAGCGTTAATCTCTTTCGCAGAAGCACCTACTTTTTCAAATGACCGTCCTTTTTTGATACCTAAAAGGGTTTCCCGCCAATCAATTCTTTGTACTATTACCTCTGTCAT